GGAAGACTTTGTCGGAGCTTCCACTACGTTCTGAAGGAGATCGTTATGATTAACGAAAACTTGAAGCTCTCCGGCCAGCTTAACATAGTCCTGAAGGACAAGGCCGGAAACGTCAAAGACTCGCGAGATTTAAAAAACCTCGTCGTAAATGCTGGACTAGCGTATATCGCGTCACGCATGAAGGACACCACTAAAGGTGCGATGTCTCACATGGCTCTGGGGTCGGGTACTACTAACGCCGCAGCAAGCCAAACTGATCTTGTGACAATCTTGGGGTCGCGTGAAGCACTAGACTCCACGGCTATTGCTGGGTCGAGCAGCGAGAAAGTTGTTTACGAGGCTTCGTTTGAAGCCGGAGACGCAACTGGTGCGGTAACTGAGGCCGGAATCTTCAACGCAGCTACAGGCGGTGACATGCTGTGCCGTACTAAATTCAATGTGGTGAACAAGGCCGCAGACGACACGATGTCCGTAACTTGGACCATCACTCTGTCTGCATCTTAAAACGTTAGGGGTGTAATCAATGACAACGATAACTACACGCGCTGGTAAGGGTTCGCCCCTAACTAATACTGAAGTCGATGACAACTTTTCGAACCTCAATAGCGCGAAATACGAGAGTGGATCATCTGGTCCGTTATTCGCTAATACCCTTAACGTAACGTCTTCGGGCGGATCAAACTACGTTCAGGGTGACATAAGGTTAAGCAGTAGCACTACAGATAGTCCCGGTGCCAGAGGTCAGGGCGTCTTCATGTTTAATGAAGGTGCTGACAAGACTTGGTACGCCGGTACTGGTTACAACGCCGGTGGTGATTACCATATTGGTTTTGTGGCAGGAGCAGCTCTAAACACGGCAGCGGCTGTAACTACAAACGCCCATATGATTTTGTACAGCAGTCCTTCGATTGTCTTCAACGAAGGCAGTCAAGATATGGATTTCCGCGTTGAGAGCAACGACAACGCTAACATGATTGTGGTCGATGCGGCCACTAATTCGGTTGGCATAGGAGGTATCCCTTCTTCGTCACAGACTTTAGATGTCCATGGAAAATCTTTACATAGAACCGGTGGTTCCGACCCCGCTGCCACCGTTGCCAACTACAATTCGGGTATGCAGTTTCTCGGCGGCAACATGCGCCTTAACATAGATGTTTCTTCCGTTTCGAACGGAGGCTCATACATTCAGACCCGTCATGCCAATGACGCGTATCCTACTGCTGTCTACAACTTAAATTTAAACCCTCTAGGCGGTTACGTCGTTCTAAACGAAGAGGGCAATTCTAACGCTGGGTTTCGCGTTGAGTCCGATAACAACAGCCATATACTGTTTGTTGATGGTGGGAATGATCGGGTTCTGTTTGGTTCCGCTTCAAATGTCGAAAACGGTTTTGTCCAAGTCCACGGAACAAAAAGTTTAGTCTCAGGGATTCCACAAGGATCGCTCAGTGTAAACGACGACACTGCGATGGGCGTTGGCGTTGGCGGTGCTATTAATTTCACTGGCAGATACCATACAAACGGAACCGCCACCAGTTTAGCCAGTGTTGAAGGATACAAGACTCTTAGTAATAACGGAAACTACGACGGCACACTTGTCTTAAAAGCAAGGGCGCATGGCGGGGACCAAGTAGACAAACTACGTCTTAACTCTACTGAAGCTGTATTTAATGAAGATGGTTTAGATACAAACTTCCGTGTTGAAAGCGATGCTTACACCCATAAGTTTTTTATTGACGCCGGTGTGAACGGCATAGGCATAGGCACGGCCACCGTCTCCACTCACCACCGTGGCTCCGGTATCGACTTTGAGTATGACGGTACAATTTACGCGGGCAGCACTTGGTGGGCCGGGGGTATGCACCTTGGTACGAACTTTGTTATTCAGACAGATGGTACGACGCAATACAAACACGCTAATAGGCAGGCGACGAGGATAGTAAACAACTCGCAGGGCGGGTCGATAGAATTTTATTCAGTGGGTGGAGACAGTGACGCTACGACAACCCAAGTATGGCATGATATGGCTTATTTCAGCCGTGATGACGTGGTGTTTAACAACGGCGGAGCCATTCAAAATTTCCGCGTTGAATCTAACTACACTGCCAGTGCGCTTGCGGTAGACGGAGACACTGGTGCAGTAGAAATTGGTACTGGTATAATTGGCAGGGGCGTAACAGATAACTTCACCCTTAATGGAAAGACTCAGCCGCACTACGGTTTTAACTTGGACCCCGGCAGCGGCGTACCTATGGGTATATCTGGCTACTACGGCATCTCTATTGCGACCGCTGGGTCTGAGCGCTTAACAATCTTTAACGCCGGTACGGCTGTTTTCAACGACATTGGCGCAGACGCTGATTTCCGCGTTGAATCAGACGGCAATAGTAATGCTCTGTTCGTTGACGCGAGCGAAAACACTGTTGTATTCGGTAATACCGCTGTTAACTTAGCCTCTGGTTATGCAGCCCAAACGGGTATGGGTGTGCACGCCACCGAGGGTTATGTGCAGATTGCTTCGAATAGTACCCCTCTAACGCTTGGTAGAACAACCGCAGCCGGTCGTGGCGCACACATCGTTCTTCGAAACGCTAGTGCTGTGGTTGGCGAAATCGGGGACTACAACGGTGTTCCTTATATTGGATACACAGGTGGTTCTGGTGGCGGCATCATGTTTAATGGCGCTTCAATCGAACCTACAGCCGTAGGCAATGCAAGAACTAATGGCGCAAATGACATAGGTAGTGGTAATTATCGTTGGCGCAATGGAATGTTTTCAGGCACAGTTCAAGCAAAATCGTTCGAGCGGATATGGAACTACGCGGACCTGACAGCATTAGATTCGGGGTACTTTTACCCCGTTAGCTTGGATCACGGTTCAGCTTCAGTACTACAAACGTTTGAACTTTTTAAGTACTACGGTAGCTATAACGGCAGCACTGGCTTGCTTGGGGCAGTCTCAATGAAAATGGATATAGCCGGATATAGTTGGGGCGGTAACGTTATTCATAACTATGTTCATCATGCGGCTAGTACTTATAGGTCTATGCTCGGAGCAGTTACACTAAGAGGATATTACGTGCCAGTCATATGGCTTCGTGGAGGATTTGGTTATCACTGGACATCTAACAACCCGAATATAGTCGCAACCATACACTCAACTAATGCGACTTTTTATAGCTCCCCGTACAACTACACAATAGGGCGAATAACAGACAGTGTGATGCAGGGTAAGTCTGGGTATTTAGGCGTAACACACCATAATGATATGGGGCACCAAGATACCATCTGCAACAACTGGTACACGTAAGGAGAGACGAAATGAGTAGAGTACTTAACGATCCGGTTGTAGAACCACAGTTTCCCGATAATCCAGACGGAGATTTTGAGGACTTAACCGACGATCAAAAAGCAGCTTTTGTAGCGATGAACAGTAGCGTCCATCGGGTAGGAATGGCTAAATCGTATTTAGCTAACACCGATTGGTACGTTTCAAGAAAGTCTGAAACTGGGACTGCAATACCTGAAAACATTTTAGCGCTTAGGGCGCAGGCGCGTATTGACGCGTCGGAATAACTATTTTTAACCAGCCGGATAGGAGAAAAGAACGATGGCTATAACTGTAACTTGGTCCGTACAGGACATGAAAAGAGATGTCGCCTCAGGCGGCGTTAAAACGGTGTACTGGCAGTGTATTGCTGCTGATGACACTCACACTGAGTGCATTGCCACTGAAGGTGGAAAACTACTACTTGAGCCAGATGTTTCTGCTGAAGGTTTCGTGGCGTACGCTGACTTGACCGAAACAGTCGTTCTGGGGTGGGTTTGCACCAGCTTGATCCAAGGCGAAGAAACTGCGGACGAAGCAAAAGCTCGTATCGCTGCAAACCGTACCGGTAAGGTAGAAGCGCAGGTGGCACGTAAAACTGCCGAAGCAAATGGCACCCCTTGGGCTGCTGAATAAAACGTAACTTAACTTAGGAGACTTATAATGGCTAAAGACGAAAAGAAAACCATTACTGTTAACGACAAAACACATAATATTGAAGACTTAAACGAGCAACAGGTTGCTATGGTTAACCACCTACAAGACCTTGAGCGCAAACTAGGTAACGCCCGATTTAATGTGGACCAGCTTAGCGTTGGTAAAGAGGCTTTTATCAAACTGTTGGAAGAGTCATTAGAAGCCCAAACGGTCGTAGCAGCGGAATAGTGAATGGAAATGGACATGTTGTGGAGTGGCAGCCTAACTGCCCTAATAGGAGTTTTAGGATTCGTCCTCCGCAACCATGTTGCTGAGCTTCAGCGTCTTCAAATTCTTCTCAACCGTACGCGGGAAGAGATGGCGAAAGAGTACGTAACGAAGCCAGAAGTACACGCCGATATTAACCGTGTTCTCGACCGCCTCGAAAGGTTGGACGAGAAGCTCGACCGATTGGTGGAGTTAAGAAAATGAAACGTGTACTTCTAGCTTTTACTCTTCTACTCCTTACGGGCGTAGCTTCTGCACAAGAAGAACCCATGGATGTTATCTACACCGATAGCACCACAAACAGCACTGTTAATACCACCGGCGAAGTTACAACAAACGTAAACTCTCCACCACCTTCAGCTGTCGCGCCTCAATTTAACGGCGGGGTCAACTCGGACCTCTGTACTGTTGGCGTCGCTGGGGCTGTTCAAACTCAAATTCTAGGTCTTTCGATGGGTTCTACCGTCAGAGACATGAACTGCGAAAAACTAAAAAATGCAAAAACTCTATATGACATGGGCATGAAAGTCGCTGCTGTGTCTGTCATGTGTCAGGACAAACGTGTCTTTGACGCTATGATGGATGCCGGTACTCCTTGCCCTTATGACGGCCTGATTGGCACTAGCGCCAAGGCTGCTTGGGAAGCCGACCCAGAGAGACAACCGGGATCGGAAACAAAGGAGGTGCTCGATGACGACACAAAAACCCTATTGGGGACTGGTGGCGTTCTTGGCGTTTTGGCCCTGCTACTCTTACTCTGATCCTTTCACGTATGGGACAACAGGCAACGCCGTAGTCAATGGCTTCACATGGAGCATGGGCGGGCTTGTGCCTTCAGCTGCCGGATTATCAATCAACGGTGTGATCTACCGCTATACTGCCGTTAAGAACCCCGAAGACCGTATGTTGGTGCATCTTCAGAACGAAGCCGCCGACGGCAACGGATATATCTTTCGCGAGACGGACGACTGGACTGGTCTGCCCGGAAATACAATCAACAAGCTCGTTTCTGTTAACAACATCCCCATAAGCCGTTGGGGAGACGGTTCCATTGAGGTTGAGGGTCAGGGTCAAGTTGTTGGCGCTACCTTGGCTTACAGCTACCAAATTGACGAGTGCTTTAACCCTCAAGCCAACCCCATATGCCCCGGATACGTTGATCCTACTCTGTTTCTGAGTGAGCAAAACCTTATAGACGCCTACGACCCCATGGAAGACGATGCCGTTTTGCAGACCTTAGAGGCCACGGCGGCGTCCTTGTATGAGGAAGAAGAAGTAGACGAGACCATCGAGTCCGAGAAAGCTAAAGCAATAAAAGATAATTTTGAAAGGGGTATGGCCGCAACGCAGAATGCGCTGACGTTGGCTACCGGTGTCTCTCAGGACAGAATACTGAACACTATGAATACAAGTGTTAACATGTACCCATATTATGCTACATCCATTAGCGGAGGAGCTTATAAAGACACCGCACGCCTTGTGGACTCGGACTTACCCGAGAACCCTCGCGGACTCCGTAATGGACTAGCTCAACAACTACTGCACACCGAGATGGTTGATGCGCAGTACAAAAACTAATGTTTAAGAGAGGATAGCCATGATTAAAAATAGCCTACTTGCGGCCTCACTACTACTACTACTTGTGCCTGCCGCGCACGCAGAAGACGCTCTAATCGAGGGCAACATACAATCCAAGTGTATCATTAACACTGATGTAAATGGGGTTTATGGTAACCCTTCACCGTCTAAGCTAAGCACAATCAGCACTGACGGCGGTGTAGAACCTATTATCAGGTTTGATGTGGCTGTAGCCAACTTCTATTTGGCACGTATTACTACACCGACGACGTTTTCAACCGCTCCCGCTTTGACGGACGTTGTGAACTGGACTGGCTCTACTGTTACTGGAGAAGTTTCTGACGCCGCCATGTCTGCATACGACGCTGCGAAAGTTGTGTACGAAGCTACCACGGAGTTTGATCTAACTGTCGCTGGCTCCACATGGTTTAAAGTTTCCTCCGTTGCCGATTACGGCTTTGGGCGTTCATTCCCCGGAGGCACCTACCGTGCAGTTGTGCAAGCCGAGTGTATAGCACAATGATTAAAGTGCTTTTCATGGCTGCTTTGTTTTTAGCGGGGAAAGTCTCGGCTCACGAGATGACCCCAACATACCCGGCCTTAACCCCCGCATATGTTGACGGGTTGGTTTCTGCAAAGATGACTATGTTTAACGCTAGAAAGGACGTTGACTACTTTGAGGTAGGCGTCTTTGACAACGAGTGGGACGCTATCCCTTTCGCTGCATCTGCAAAGATTTTGCACGTGCCTTACGGGACTAAGAAGACATTTGAGATTTTTGTTCGAAACGAAGACAAGGACAGGGCTACGTTCATCTGTTCGGTTTCTAAACTTCGCACAGATAGTTCTGCCCGCGCAATCATATCCTCTAAAATATGCTCTCGAACCGACGGAGCGAGGCCATGATAAAAAAGGTTGCTCTGGCGATATGTATTACGACGCCAGTGTGGGCTGACAACAGTTCGCTTAATCTACAGTTACCGAGCGGGCCAACCAGCTACCAATCAGACTCGTTTCGTGCGGGTAATTTGGACTGCAAGAACGCTATCGGTGGAGGCACTAACCTCGAGTTCGGCGTTACCGGAGTGCTCAACAATGTTGGGAACCCGTACGACGAGTTTAACAGGACGCCGGGGGCATCACGCGATGTCGGTGTTTACGCAAGAATTGTAATCCCTTTGGATAAGCCAAAGGAGCGCATTAACTGCAATACTCTTTACCAGCTTGAGTTGCAGCAGCGTCGTTTAGAAATTCGCAAGTTGCAGCAAGAGCTAGAGTCTCTCCGTGCGCTGCAAGGCGAAATAAGTTTCGAGAACTAATATGGAAGATAGAGATTTAGGTGAAGCACTTGATAGGATTGAAACCATTCCTGACAAACGTATGCGTCTTTTTGGGATGCGGTTTTCTGTTAGCCAGCTTGGTTTGGTTGTGGGTATTCTTACTTCTGTGGTCGGCAGTCTCTATGCAGGTTTCCTCATGTACCAGAAGGTTGAGGCAGTGGCGAACCTTGACCTAGGCGAGTACCAGCAGGCTATGGATATTATGGACGCTAAGGTGGCCGGTATGTCCTCCAAAGTAGAGGAAGCGGTTGAGTACTCCCGCGATATTAAGAACGGGTTGCGCGACGACATACTTGGAATCGAAAAACAAGTAGACCGCGTGGAAGACACTGTCCGTAACACCGAAGAGAAGGTTCGTACGCTTATTGACGATGCGGAGGTACGGTTTGAAGCCAAGCGTGAGCAACTTCGCACGTCCCAATCTGCTGACATGAAGGCACTTGAGGATCGTATAAACGCTAAATTACAGCGGGCGCTAGACAACCCGTTAGCTGACTAGGAGGACGAATGGCAGAGAGTAAGAAAGACCCAAGACTAGCCCGTGCAGGGGTCGCTGGTTTTAACAAACCTAAACGAACGCCGAGCCACCCGAAGAAGTCTCACGTCGTCGTCGCTAAAGAAGGCAGCACGGTCAAGACGATCCGTTTCGGTGAGCAGGGCGCATCTACCGCTGGAAAACCCAAGGCCGGTGAAGGCGATAAGATGAAACAGAAGCGGGCCAGCTTTAAGGCGCGTCACGGTAAAAACATAGCTAAAGGCAAAATGTCGGCAGCTTACTGGGCAGATAAGGTGAAATGGTAATGGCTAAACAAGGTTTATACGCGAACATCCACGCCAAGAAGAAACGGATAGCCGCTGGCTCTAAAGAGACTATGCGCAAACCCGGCACTAAGGGCGCTCCCACAAAAGCTAATTTTAAACAAGCAGCTAAAACAGCGAAGAGGAAATAACCATGGCATATGCAACTAAATCAAAAGCAAAGAAGGCACCTTTTAAGACCTGTAAAGGTTGCCCCTCTCCTGCAAAATGCAAGAAAGCAGGTCGCTGTATGGGTAAGAAGAAGTGACTTCCGAAGAATATGATATGAACGGTAACGGCAAGCTCGACCCCGAAGAGCGGGAGATGATGCTTGCTGACCGCCGTATGCGCATTGAGGATGATAACGCTCAACGCGATCAATCTAGGAAGATGATTTGGTGGGTTCTCGGCGGCATGTTGGGATACCCGTTCTTCGTCATCATAGCTAGTTTATTAGGACTAGAAGATGCCTCTGCGATCCTTGGGTCAATGGCAACTATCTACTTCCCAGCTACCAGTTTGATCTTGGGTGCCTTCTTTGGTGCTAACGCTTACCAAGCTACGAAGGAGTAAAAGGTATGTTTGATATTATTAAAGGTGTAGTCGGCGCAGTCGCTCCGACACTAGGAACCGCCCTCGGTGGTCCACTCGGCGGTGCAGCAGCGTCCATGATTGCGGACGCACTAGGTTGTGAGAACAACCCCAAAGCAATTGAAAAAGCAGTTAAGTACGCAACTCCAGAAGACCTCGCCAAGATTAAGGCGTCCGAGCTGGAGTTTGAATCTAAGATGAAAGAACTCGATGTAGACCTGTTCGCTCTTGAGACAGAGGATAAGCAGGACGCCCGTAAACATTTTGCGAAAGATTGGACGGCAAAGTTGATCGGCCTAATCATGGTCGTCTTCTTTTGCGGGTACATTGCGATGGTGACAATCATGCCGCCTGAGCAAAACTCTATGGAACTTATCAACCTCGTCCTTGGCTACATGGGCGGATTAGTGAGCGCGGTAATTAGCTTTTACTTTGGCGCATCTCAGAAACAGGAGTAACCCATGAACGTAACTGAACAACAACTTGAGCACTTGCTCCACGGGAACAAAGACTGGGCCGAGTGGCTCCAGCCGGTGCAAGACCTACTGCCCAAGTATGACATCAACACGTCTGATCGCGTGGCGATGTTCTTCGCTCAGTGCGGCCATGAAAGCCGTAACTTTGATGTGCTTGAAGAAAATCTTAACTATAGCGCGAAAGGGTTAGATGCAGTATTCGCGAAATACTTCAAAAACGCGGGTAGGGATGCGGATGATTACCATCGTCAACCGGAGCGCATTGCTAATGTTGTCTATGCTGATCGCATGGGTAACGGAGGTACTGAGTCCGGGGACGGCTGGAAACACCGAGGCTTTGGGGTCATCCAACTCACCGGCAAAAATAATCACTCCTCGTTCGCATCAAGCATTGGAAAAACCCTAGAGGACACGCTAGAGTACTTACAGACAAAGACGGGCGCACTTGAAAGTGCTTGTTGGTTCTGGGCGTGTAATAATGTTAACACGTATGCAGATCAACAGGACATCCGTGGAGCAACTAAGCGCATCAATGGTGGTTACATCGGCCTTGAAGACCGCAAACACCACTTCCAAAAGGCGCTAGAAGTCCTAGGGGGAACATATGAACCCAAGGCTGCGCCGGTCTTACTGAAGATAGGATCACGTGGCGAGGAGGTTAAGAACGTCCAAAACGCGCTTGGCCAAGACGCAGACGGTATATTTGGGAAGATGACTCAACTCGCCGTGTTCAATTGGCAGAGCAAAAATAATCTTACGTCTGATGGCATTGTTGGTCCAAAAACCTACGCTGCTATGACTGCGTAACAAGGTAAGGAGTTAGCACATGGCAGTTGTTGCAATAAAATCTTTCGGAGGCATAGCGCCTAAGATACCACCGCGTTATCTGAAAGATAATCAAGCGCAGACTGCGCTTAACTGTCCTGTGTTTGCTGGCAGCATACAGCCTATCCTCGACATGGGAACTTCCCACCTTACATTAGAGAAGGCAGGAACGATAAAGACGATCTACCGGTACGGGCAAGATAATATTTCTGACACTCAGCATTGGTTTCATTGGCCTGCTGAGGTTGATGTTTGTCGTAGCCAGATCGCAGGGGATACATCCGAGTGGACATTCTTCACGGGCGATGGGACACCTAAAGCCACGCATTCAGGCATAGCCCTCGCTGGAACAAACTACCCAGCTGCGTCTCGACCTTTAGGTCTTCCCGCGCCAACCAGTGCAGCGTCCGCTGTCGTTGCAGGTGCTGTAGACGATACAGAGACGGTCGAAACACGTGTTTACACATACACAGTTGTAAACAAAGAGGCGGGTCGTACCATTGAGTCTGCTCCTGCGCCCGCTTCGACGTCTGTAGATGTTAGGACGACGCAAACTGTGACGATGGGTACTTTTGCTACATTGCCGGGGTCTGGGTACATTCTGACTCACCGCCGTATCTACCGCTCCACTTCTGGAGTGTTCTTACTTGTGGCTGAAATACCTATATCCCAGTCGTCGTACAGTGATGATGTTGATCCAGATGATTTGGCGGAAGAGATACCATCCCTATATTGGGCGGAACCTCCCGCTGCCCTACAAGGTCTTATTAACTTACCAAACGGTATGATGGCTGGCTTTGTGGGTAGGGACTTATACTTTTGTGAACCTTACCGGCCTCACGCTTGGCCAGAAAACTACATTCAGACTGTGGATTATCCCATTGTTGGTTTGGGCCGCATGGATACTACACTCGCCGTACTTACAACCGGCAACCCGTATTTTGTACAGGGTTCCCATCCGACCAATATGGCGGTGGTTAAGTCTGATCTCGAGCAGGCGTGCGTGTCTAAAGAAAGCATCGTTAGCTTTGGCGGCGGTGTAATCTACGCAGCACCTGACGGGTTGATGCTTCTATCCCCCGGCGGCTCTAAGATTATTACGGATCAGTACTTTAGTTTTAAGCAGTGGCAGGCGTACTTCAAACCCGAAACAATTCACTCGTACCAACAAGACAACCAGTACATAGCATTTTTCGACAATGGCACGACGCAGGGCGGCTTTATCTTCGACATAACCAGTCGTCAGTTTATTCTCCACGATATGTATGCGACCGCAGGTTTCCAAGATTTACAGCGCGATAAACTGTTTCTCACATTCGCGGATAAGACTGTCAAAGTTTGGCAGGAGGGTGCGGCTAAGTCCTACATCTGGCGCTCTAAGAAATTTACTATGCCCCATGATATGAGCTTTGCATGTGCGCAGTTAGAAGCTGAAGCCTACCCAATGACGATGAAGTTTTACGGCGATGGCACGTTAGTACACACACAAACTGTGCAGTCCAGAGACCCATTTAGGCTGCCTGCAAAACGCGCACGTGATTGGGAAGTTCAGGTGGAGGGTTCCATCGAGGTCTTCTCTATAGCCATGGCCCATTCAATGTCGGAGCTTGCGAATGCCTAGTTTACCCACAGTAACCAGTGACATCCCTCGTGACCTTCGGCAGTACCTAGACCGTGTCAGAGAGAATATTGATGGGACTGGGTTAGACGAGCTTATCACAGCACGTAAACTGATAGCCGCAGGGTTAGCTCAGTACGCAGGCGGTAGTTTAAGCTCCACCTCTGGCGGTACACTCTATGGTACACCTCCGGCTCCTTTAAACTTGGATGCTGACGGGGCGCTTCTTAACATTATCGTGACATGGGACAAGCCTGTTTACAACGGCCATGCGTACACAGAGATATGGGCTGCTTCACAGTCAGCGGAGCAAGCTGCTGCTAGTCCAGAGCAGTATCCCGATCTTGGAGAATCTATCCTTGTTGGTATGGCACCGGGGTCTGTCTGGGCGCATAACATAGGTGGTGGGGCATCCCGTTGGTATTGGGCGCGTTTTGTAAATATTGAGGGTCTAGCTGGCCCATTTAACCTAGTAGACGGCACCCGTGGCGATACAGCGACTGATCCAGCGCATCTGATTAGCTTGTTGTCAGGACAGATTGCAGAAGGTCAATTAGCGACTGCACTTAGCAGTAGGATTGATTTAATTGACGGCGGTGAAACTCTTGCGGGTTCTGTTGCTGCACGGATGGCTACCATCCAAGGGCAGGTGAACTCGCTCCTAAACCTGCCGTCGTGGGACGCAACAACGACCTATGCTATCGGTGATCAAGTTGTGTATAACGGGTTTTTATATGCTGCACTGGCGGCAACCACCAATGTTATACCCAGCAGTGACGCCACTAAGTGGCAAGAGATAGGTCAGTATTCCACGATTGGTGCGGCGGTTGCTGCGCACACGAACCAGCTGACGCTCTTAACAAATGAAGACGTTGCACTGGCTCAAAGTACTACCTCCCTAGCGGCGCAAATGCGCGGTACTTATGATGGCACTGATCTTTCACTGGTGTCTCAGGGTCTAATCTTTGACGAACGTACCGCCCGAGCGAGTGAGACTAGCGCCCTAGCCCAAACTGTTAACACGGTATCTGCGTTTGTTAACACCAAAACACGTACGTTTTACCAAGCCGATCAGCCTACAGGCACGACCGAGCAACCGCTAAATGTTGGTGACATGTGGATCGACACCGATATTACGTACGCGGACGACTACATTGCAGGCGACTACGTCGTCCAGTCTAACCGTATGTATCGTTACGACGGCACCAACTGGGTCGAGGCCATGGACTTTGGGTTTGCGGATTGGTTCGCCGCTATCAGAACTGAAAAGACCGCGCGAGTAACTGACGACGCCGCCCTTGCGCAGCAGATCACCACTTTGGTGTCTAACACCGACGCTAGTTTGGCCACTATCAACGAGACTTTAACGACAACCACGAGCAATTTAAGCTCTGAGGCGAATAAGATAACGAACCTCACCGCCACGGTGGGGAGTAATAACACGACTTTAAACGCGGCGTTAGCAGCAGAACAGCTTGCCCGTGCGAACGAAGACGAAGCTATTGCAGCCGATCTGGTTACTGCGCAGGCCACTTTAGGGGAAGATATAACTGCTGCTGTACAAGTTGAAACCCAAGCGCGGGTCACGAAGGACGGCCAAATAGAGGCCAAGAACACAATCAAAGTCGACGTAGCAGGCCATGTTTCTGGTTACGGGATTATTGCGACGAACAACACAGGCGTCCCAACGTCTGAGTTTGGTATAAGAGCAGATGCGTTTTGGGTTGCTCCTCCGGCTGTGAATTCCGCTAACGCGCCTACAGCCAACTTGTTCCCCGGCTACGTTTGGGTAGACACGAGTGGCAGCGAGAATGTTACTAAATATTATACGGGGAGTACTTTCAGTACTACGCCCCAAAACCTACCGTTCATCGTAAGGTCTTCTCCGATTGTTATAAACGGCGAGACTGTGAATCCGGGTGTCTACATAGAGTCCGCGTGGATCGCCAACGGTACAATCACGAACGCCAAGATTGGTAACGCGGCTATTGATGACGCGAAGATTGCCAACCTAGACGCTGTTAAGATTACCGCAGGGTTCCTAGACGCGGATCGTATCGAAGCCGGTAGTATCACAGCTACTATGATCGACTCTCGCGGCCTGTCTATTAAAGACGCCGAGGGCAACGTAATCTTATCCTCTGGTACACCCCTAAACATATCAAACATTCAAGGACTTGGTACGTTAGCTGCGTTTAGTGAAATTACCCTAGATGATATTGCCTCTATTGGTGCCTTGGCGTCGCTAGACGAAGTTAGAGAAGAGGACTTAGTCACTGGGTTGGCGGGTAAGATTGATGGAAAACTAGAGTCTTTCTTTCAAGCCAGTACCAGTGACCCCTCCACTGGTTGGACGGGCGATGTCCGAACGCTCCACCTAGGCGATATTTGGTGGCAGACCGACACCAACACGATGCACCGGTACAAGTACGATAACTCTCTTTATTCATGGGAACAGATAACTGATGAGAAAGCCACGAGTGCTTTCGCTAATGCCGCTACTGCGCAGGATACAGCTGACGGTAAACGCCGTGTATTTATAGACCAACCCGTGCCACCCTACGACCGTGGCGACTTATGGGACCGTGGACCAACGGTGGGTATTTACCGATGCGATACGGCTAAACTAGCAGATGGAGCTTTTGCGGGTGCCGACTGGACTGTCGTCGCTGACTTAACCGGTAACAACACTGCGGGGTCGATCACGGACCAAGGGGCTTTAGCCACGTTAAGTGCTGTGGCGTACGCCAACCTAGAAAGCGGACTAGCGGGGCAACTGGATGGAAAAGTTGAAACATTCTTTGACCTCGTTGAGAACGACCCATCCACTGATTGGGCAGATACCGCTACGAAGAACCTGCATCTCGGTGATCTCTGGTGGCAGACAGACGCCAACGCCCTAAGACGTTACCGGTATAATGGGACGGCCTATGAGTGGCAGCAGATAACTGACCAGAAGGCGATAGATGCGTTCGATAATGCAGCCGACGCCCAAGACACAGCTGACGGCAAACGCCGTGTGTTCATTACTACGCCCACAGGGCCATATGACATAGGGGATTTGTGGGACAGAGGTTCTACGCTGGGGTTATGGAGAGCCAATGCTGCAATCGCTGCGGACGGCACGTGGGCTAGTTCTCACTGGCAAGTAGCCGCTGACACCACTGGCGACAATACCTCGGCAGGGTTCGAGGGGCAGGGCGCACTGGCGACCCTAAACGAGATTGCCTACGGCTCACTGGCAACTACCCTCGCGGAACTTATTGACGGTAAGGTTGAACAGCACTACGGAACCACTGACCCGCAAGGCGCTTGGACAACAGACGCCCTAAAAACTGAACACTTAGGCGACCTGTGGTATCACACAACGGATAAGGCTTTGTACGTTTACCAGCAGGGGGACGACCCTGTTACCGTGGGGGCTGTCGAGTTCGCTTACTGGATAAAAGTAGAAGACCAAGCCGCTATTGACGCCGCTGATGCAGCTTCGGATGCACAAGATACTGCCGATGGTAAGCGACGTGTGTTTACTACCACACCCGTAGCTCCTTATGATGTAGGCGATCTTTGGGATCGTGGCAGTGCCGCAGGCGGAGGTATCTGGCGGGCTGCAACAGCTAAAAATGACACTCAGGCTTACGCTTTTGCCGACTGGCAGGTTGTGGCGGACGCTACATTTACAGGCACCGCAGCGGGTATCGCTAACCAAGGTGACTTTGCCACGTTGGATGAAATTACAGCTAGTAACATATCTACCTATATCGCCGATGGTGCGATTGGTAACGCTTACATCGGTAATGTCATTCAGTCCGGGAATTATGTCGCTGACACCTCTGGGTGGAAGATAGACAAGACCGGCGGCATGGAAATGAACAATGCCACGTTTAGAGGCGTGATTGACGTAGGTGGCACCACTGGTAGTCGACTGGTTATTAAGTCAGACCGCATAGAAGTCTATGACGGTAACACCTTACGTGTTCGCCTTGGGAACCTTAGCCCATGAGTTATGGTCTCGAACTTGACGGCTTTTCGTTTAACTACGGCGTGTACAGCGTTATTGCGAGCGGCACTGTCATCGTGGGGTATCAGACTTTTATCGCTAAGCTGTCTCACCCAGACATTACCGACTGGAAGATCGTGTTTATCCCCAGTGGGGTTCGTAGTCCGGGGGATGAGGAAGTCCGCCCTTCGTTTAGTTCAAACAGCTACGCGCTGTTCACCACTACGCCTAGTAATATGTCCCCTCATAAATACATCGTACTGGGGAGATAGATGAGCTACGGAATTAAAACATTCTCCGACGACGGATATGTCAACCTTCACAGCGATTACTCGTCACTGGTTTACGTAGGTGAATTTGCCAAGAGCACAAACCCAGTAAGGCCAGTCTACGAGGGTGATTACGCCATAGCTATCTTGGACTACCAAAAGGTTAATAACTACGACCAAGGCTGGCTAGTCCAGTACACGTTTGATTTTGACACTGCGAACCTTATCCCGTTCTACCGTCCAAACTACGACGGGCAAGAACTTGGAATTATCGACGTTGTAAATGAAGGCACCACGTGGGTTGTAAATGTGCTGTTTAAAGGGGACGCAGGTAACTTCCCCCGCATCTTTGCTTTCGCCCCACTTACAGACATCCCCAGTGTTACGCTGAGCGACAACGGCCTTGCGGTTTATGATGCGGACGAAAACTTAGTTTTCACTGATAGTCAGCCGCCTTTACGAGTTGATGACGTTTTAAGCGTCCAACACCCTACCAGTATAAGGGCCGCCGCCCGTGGAACATGCGGGCGAGATGGCACGTCCTGCCACCTGAACTACACCTCAGACCAGTCGAATACGTACACAGGCACGGCGACAAACACAAACACCAAGTTGTACCACGCGGTGCCGTCTGCCTATGGAGGACTAGCGTTTGACGACGACGGAACTTATGAGCGTAGCTGCGGTTTTTTAGGTTGGGGCGATAGAAAATACGCATGGGCCTATCGGTCGTGGTCGTCGTTCCGTGGAACAATGACGCACCCGTACAATACCACAACCCATAATACCGGTTGGTTAGGTGACTTCTCGGGGGCTATGTACCAGCAAAAGTCAGGTAGTTGTGGGTACGGTGGGTTCCTTGGCGCGTTGATTGGTATTGTAGCAGTTGTTTTCACAGGCGGTATCGGCCTTGCGCTTATCGGCGGTGCTCTTACCGGTTTTGTGGTTGGTTCGCTTACATCACCGACGTCGCCGTCTCTGAAAGCATACGAGAGCGACGCAATGTTTGACCAGAATAGTTCTTACGAGCTTATCGTTACAGACGCAACTTACTACAACATAGACGGCGCAAGCGGAATTGATGACTCCATTGACTACGATAACCTGATTTTTAATTATAGTACCCTCACGAATACGTACTGGGAGCATAGCTCCGTAGAGGGACCAGACGGATCGAATATCCTTGATACGATAAATATCTACTGGAACGGGGCGCTGGTCACTCTATATAATACCGTGAACCAGTTTGCTACAAATTATACAGATGCAAACGGCGACACTTACATCCGTGGCGAGCTGCGAGACTCTTCCACTACCACCTACTACAATAGCTTAATTGGTAACTTCGTTACGTTTAGCGACAAGCACTCGGTAGCACGCGTCGCTATCGGGGATGAACCCAGCGGTGATGCGAGCGATGACAACGACGACGATGTCGATGATGGGTCGTTCGTTCCCGATGATGTACCTGAAATTTACGCAGGTGTTGACCAGTGGAAAGGTGGCACTTTCTCTGGTTCGACGTGGTGGGCCACTTACTACTCGGGGGCGACTTTGACCGAGGCCAACGCTCGTATGTTTATCTGGTATGCTGGCTCACTTGCGTACTTTGATGCTACTGGCGCGTACACGAGTTTAAACACCACTTCAGTCACAGGCAACGACGGCAGAACTTATTTCAAAGGGGCACCCCACCCGGAAGACGGAAACCCATACGATAATGGCAGTTATAAGTATCTGTTTTACGGCGTGGGTAGAGAATAGAGGAGAGAAACTATGGCATTTAATACACAATTTGTAGTCGACCAAGTTAAGGTCTACCCAGAGATACACAAGTTTACGAACGGCATTTCGCTTATTCGTGCACACTGGATAATTACTAACACAGACCACCCTGATGGGGCGGCGCATCATGTGTTTGAGAAGTCCTTTAGCCATGATAGCTTTACGCTAGAGACTTTTGTCCCCGTGGAGGATGTAACGGATGCTATGATGGAAGAGTGGGTGACGAGTGAGATTGCCGCTGATACGATCCAAAAGATCAAGATGGCTGCGCTTGAACGGATACGGTTCACCCACGAAGAGGCGCAGATGACGACTTACTTCGAGAATTCAGGGGGTTGACAATAATGAGTTTTACAAAACCACAGACTATGCTAGTAAGTATTTATGTGTTAACGTGTAAACAGGAGTACTCATGCCAACGTCGCGTTTAATATTCGATGAAAGCGAACGTGTAGGGGCTTGGGTAGCCGAACAAGTAGAGCAACTCTCTTCGTGGGGTGGGTTCTACGCCATGGGCGCTGAGAAGGACGGTAAACTGGTGAGTGGAGTTGTGTTTAACAACTTTAACGGCAGTAACGCCACCGCACACTTCGCAGTCAGCAAACCCAGCAAACTGTTTTTGGAGCTGCTCGACCATGCTTTTTTGTATGCGTTCGAGACACTAGGTCTGAGACGGCTTACTGGTTTAGTCGAATCTGATAACTCCAAAGCACTTAAATTAGATAAGCATATCGGCTTCGTGGAAGAGGCTGTTATGAAAAAAGGTGGGTCAGATGGGCAGGACATGATTGTCCTAGTTCTTTGGCCGGAGAACTACCGCAAAGGAAAAAACCATGGGTAAAAAGAGTAATCCACCGCCTCCCAACTACCAACCCTTGGCCAACGCCAGTGCAGAAGCGGCGCGTATACAAGGTGAGTTGGGGCAGGCACAACTAGACTTCGCGAAAGAGCAGTACAACGACAACGCTCCGACGTTAAAAGCAATCGCGGACCAGCAGATGGCTGCTCAAACGCAGCAGATGACGCAGGCCAAAGACTACTACGACTATCAAGTCGAGACGTTCCGCCCACTGGAGCAAGGTCTTGTAGCTGACGCACAGAATTTCAACACCGATGCTTACCGTGACCAGATGGCTTCCAGAGCCGCTGCCGACTCCGGTAGAGCGTTCGGTATCTCACAACAACAAAACCAACGAGCTATGGCCTCTATGGGTGTTAATCCCAACTCGGGGCGGTTCGCTGGTATGAATGCTGCCACTGGCTTACAGCAAGCAGCCTCACGTGCTAACGCGATGACAGGTGCGAGAACCCAAGCAGAGCAAATGGGCTATGCCCGTAAGTTAGATGCCGCTGGTCTTGGCCGTGGTCTCGCAGGCGCATCCACTGCCGCTTATGGTGGAGCCAACAATGCCGGTAACTCCGCAGGTATGAACGCACAGTCCGCAGGTAATACTTACATGCAGGGTATGGGAATGGGCGCAGGCACTATCGGTGCAGGCCAGAACATGCAGATACAGGGTTTGAGCAGCGTTCTAAACAACCAGACACAGACTTACATCAATACACAAGACAGCCTCCTTGGCGACATTGGTGGTTTGATGGGTGGCGCAGCCTCTATGTACACTGCCTTCGGGTCAGATCGCACAATCAAAGAGAATATTGTTGAGGTCGGTGTAGACCAACGCACAGCCTTAACTCTTTACGAGTTTAACTACATCGGCGGTGACGGACGTAGGTTCCGTGGCGTAATGGCGGATGAGGTAGAGCTAGTTTACCCAGAAGCAGTAGTAGACACGGACCAAGGCCACAAAGCGGTGCGCTACGATCTTCTCAACATAGAATTTAAGGAGGTCCACTAATGGCACGTAAGTCGAAATGGGCGCAGTTCACCGATAACTTCAACGGTGTCTACGGGACGTTCAATAAGATTGGTAAGGACATTGAATCCACCAAGGTAATGAACAACGAGTACGAAGATGATCTTGGTAACGCTCTCGGTGGTGACGCACTGGATCGTCGTCGTATGCAAGAACTCTCCAAGGTTTACACTAAGTACGGTGATACCAAGGGGGGCTTAGACCTACGAGCGCAGCAGGCTAAGATCGAGTCCGACAAGCGTGCAAACGACTTGAGCCGAGATACATATGACGAACTGGTGAGACAAAACGGGCTGCTTAAAACCCAGCAAATGATCTCTGACCGAAGAGGTACAGACGCCAATACTGCTAACACTCAGTCAACCACCAGTCGTAGAGATACACTCCTGCCCGGCGAGGTAGACCAACAAGGGGCAACCCTAGATGGTACGAGAGCCAACACTGCTAACACGACATCAACCACTAATCGTAGAGAGACACTCCTGCCCGGCGAAGTAGATCAACAAGGGGCAACTCTGGATGGTACGAGAGCCAACACTGCTAACACGGTATCAACCACTGTGCGTAGAGATGCGCTCCTGCCCGGCGAGATTGCAGGTCAGGACTTAACGAACACGGGCAAGGGACTGGATAATCAGGGTAGCGCGATTGACGTAGATATTAAAGGCGCGACCAGTGCGAGTACGATTGACTCCACCAACACTGGGAATGAAGCAGACACCGCTGCCAATAAAGTTAAGAAGTACAAGTCCACTATCGAGTATGACCAGCTTGATGCGGAAGAACAGCTTTTGGTTGAACTTAACCAGACTGAGTACGATACCCCAGAAGACGCTCAAGCCGCTTACATCCAGATGGTGACGGACGATGATCGTATTGATCCGACGCGCAAGGCTGGCATCATTAAGGCTGTAAACGAAGTCGGACTGGTTAAGTTACAGGGCGAAGCAACAAAGCTCGCGCAGGGTGCGCAGAACGCTCTACAGTCAGGCGGTATGGACGGTTTGATTGAGTTCTACGACGGCGTCGACGACGGCGATACCATGCGTGTTGAACGTGGCGATGATGGCACCGTGGCTATTATTTCCACGCGTGATGGCGAAGACACTGTTATGTTTTCCGACTCTTCCGATGACGCAGCGGCTGTTGTAGAGCAGCAGATGTTCAACCAATTAAGTCGCCCCGGCACTGGGTTCGAGGTTGTTGCACAAGCCGCAAATGTTGCAAAGACTAGGGCAGAAACTGAGCGCACTGGTGCGCAGACAGACCTCCTTGGTAAACAGGCGTTCAGTGAACTGCTTGGACAGGACGTAGAAAGAGCCAGAGAAAACTTAATTATCTCTCAGACTGCTGAGATCGACCAAAGAATGGATCAAGCTAAGAGCGGGCTATCAGGACGTGCTAAGATTGCGGAAGAAGGACTGGCAGACTTACTGACTAAAGACCAATATATCTTAATGGCAGAAGACGAGCCAGCGGCGGCGGCGGCCCTCATTGGTGACTTCATGCAGCGATACCAGATGAAGGGTGCTCCCCCAGCGGGTGTCGACGCGCAATCATGGTTTGCGTTGAGTGAAGCAGAACAACAAGAATACATAGAAGCAGGACAGTGATATGGCGAACGCAGCGCAGCAGGCCATTCTGGACCGTGCCAGAAATCGGTTAGACGGCAGGCAGGACGAAGAAGAAGAGAAGCAAGGCCGTGCTACGCAGAGGCAGCAGGAGCTATTAGCTACTGCCCAAGCGCGGCTTGGTGATAAATACCAACGGAAGGCTGATAAAGACGATGGCTCTGACTTCGTTGCTGGTGTCTCTGGTGGCGTAGACTCGTTTCAAGGTACGCTGTACGGCCTAGCTGGACTCGCTGGTGACGCATCAGAGCGTTACCTTGGAGTAGGTGAGGGTCTGCGCGATTGGGGCTTCAAAGGCTACCAAGACAACATGGCGGAAGTGGATGATGAGTTCCGCGACGCCTACACGTGGGACGGTGCCACTAGCTCTGTCAGTAACTTTGTAGACGCGGGGCAGTACTACGTCGGTCGGGTTATCCCTGACGCGCTTGCGGCTCTAGGCTCTGGCGGTGTCGGTGCCGCGATAGCAAAAAAAGCTATCAGCGAGACTGCGGAAGCGGGTATCAAGAACAAAACCAAAGACCTACTTGGTGACAGGATTGGCGATAAGGTAACAAAAGAAGGTATAGGCTCTGTCGCCGGTGTAGCCACGCAATCAGTTTTACAATCGACCGGCGGTATTTACGGTCAAGCCGGTGAGAAAGCAATCGCCGAAGGCGGGACGCTTGAGGACGTTAACCTAGGTAAAGTCGTCGTTGGTGGCTTAGCCGCTGGTGCAGTAGAGACTGTAGCTGACGTTGCCACATTAGGACTTGCTGGTTTTGGCGCAGGCCGAAACTTAATGGACCTTGCGAACAAAGGCGGGAAGACTAGGCGCGTACTCACTAAAGGCGCTATCGGTTCTGGTGTTGAGGCAGTCACAGAAGGTATCCAAACGGGCATAGAAGACTTAGGCGCAGGTGAAAGTCTAGCGGACGCTAAGTTCATGGACCCTACGTCGATGATGGCCGGTGCATTTGGCGGCGGCGCAATCAGTGGCGCAGGTGGACTACGCAAACCAAGCAACCAAGGTACGACGTTTGCGGCGGAAGAAGCTGTCCAGCAAGCGGAGGATGAAGTTGCTCTCCAGCAACAGGAAGCGCAAGAAGCTGAAGCAGCGGGATTACAAGCCCAACAAGAGAAAGCTGAGCAGTCGCGCAGTCGTCGTGAGGCAGCGGCGTCGTTTACGGCGCGATCAGAGTTCGTAAAAGCTAGGCAGACAGAGATAAACGCTCAGCAAGAACAGGAGCTTCTCGACCCGAACACTGAGTTGGGTCAGGCGTTTGAGGAGCACTTAAACGAACAAGCTATCTATGACGAAGCTGATATAAAGAAATCAGCCAAGGCGTTCCTAAAAAGCTACCAGAAAGAGAACGACAGTACAGAGCAGGTCAACCAAGAATACGTTGCCGCACTGGATACCCACGTGGGCAAGGTGGCACAGGCTAAAGAATTCATCGCGCAGAACCCAGACGTTATGGACGCTGACGAAGCGACCTTCGCAGCAGCTGCTCAGCAGAACCCTGAAGTGTTTGGCGTAATCAACACCATGAGAACCGCCGCCGCTAGAGCCGCCGCTGCTACTGCTACCGACACAACTACCGCCGAAGCAGACGTTGCCCCCACACAAGAGGCCACCGTTGAGCCAACTAAGACGCCCACTAAGAGAGAACGACTTAGTCAAATGGCTACAGAGCAACTGGGAGAGACTTGGGAACAAGATAACCCAGAGTTGTCCCAGTTATTTTCCGACGGTAAAGGCATCTACTCCCGTGGCAAAGGAAAGAAATCCCGCTTTGAAACAATGGTCGATAAGATCGTTGCAGAGAAGGCGGCGCAACAAGCCCCAGTGGACGCAGAGGCTACGCCGGATGCCATTCCCACAATCGAGACACCTACAGTTGAGACAGTTGCAGACGCAGACGCAGAGACAATTCCTGTACAAGCGGAAGAAACAGTTGAGACACCGTCGGTCTTAGAAGGTATGGACGCTCGAGCAGTTAGCTACGCTACTGAAAAGCTCGGCCCCAACTGGCGTACAGAGCAGCCACAGTTAGTACCCGTACTAGAAGACAAGAAGTACGCAGGGTTCAATGCAAACGTCGACAGACTTGCAGCAGAGCAGCCCGCGCCGACGCAAACGGCAGTAGTAGAGCCTGAGCAGGCACCTACGGAGAATACTCCCGAGGCAATACCTGAGGTACTAGAAGGCGAGCTTACTCCAAATGCTTCCACTGAAGTTGCCCCCACTGGTAACCCCTTCGAGTTGGCTATGCCTGAGCAGGTTAAGCTGTCTCCGAACCAGAAAAAAGTATACGAGGTACTAAACAACGCGTTCGCCAACGACGAACAGGACGAAGTGATCCAAGCGAACGGGAGCTTGAACCCGACACGTATTGCTGAAATGGCGGGTATTAACTCAAAACAGGCGGTGCAGTCTGCGCTTGTTCAGATCAGAGCCAAGATAGCCAAGCAGTATAAGGTTGACCAGAGCGAGATAAAGAAACGCCTAGCCGAAACACGTGTCCAGCGTACAGAAGAATTCGACGTAAACGCAAATGATTCAGTCTTTGACAACGCTGATCTAGGCGTCGGCTCCGGCACACTGGCGTCTGCAAACCAAGGCGCACGTGATGGAATGGCTCCCGAAGATGCGGCGTACCTCGATGCTATGGAAGAGACGCCCAACCAGCAACAGACGCCAGAGCAACTTTCTGAAATTCGCGCTATACACGACAGAGAGATGCAAGCCGACAGCGGTTACAAACAAGCGGTCCGAGGGTGGGCGAAACTTGAGTCTCAGCAAAAAGACGGTAGTGTGACCTTTGAAGACATGGAGTCACAATATAGATTCGAGTGGTTCGGTTCCTTCACAGAATTCCAACGGGGTGACTTCGACGAGGACGGCCTAGCCTTTTACTTTGACAGATTGCGCAATGAACACATAAATAAGGACAAAACTAATGACCAAGCCAGTATTGAAGCCGCCAACCAAGGGGGACAAGATCAAAGCCGAACAGACGGCGCAACGCTTGACCAAGATGGCGGAGAAGTACAACAAACTAGGGCTGAACCTGAAGGTGCCGAACCAGAAGCCCAACAGCTAAGCGCTGCGGAGCAAACTGCACGTGCGGCTAAGGTGCCAGTCGTTACCAAGAAGAAGCGTCGCGTGGTTAAACCACCGAAGAATCCAGAGGAAGCACCTGAGGCTAAGCGTCAAGGTAAAGACTCTGAGCTTAACGCCGTAGACGCCGTAGCCGAGAAGCTAGGGGGCGAAGTGGTTTACCAGAAGGGTGACGTTGCTCTCGTCCGTGGGTATAGCGCACAATCTGGCGCACCAGTGTATGCCGCAGCAAAGGGTTCTATGTTCACCAAGGTGGACGTTGATAGCTACACAGGCACTGAGTTTACTCCTGAGCAAATAGCTGACCTTGTAGAAGCTAAGAAAGCAGCCGAAGCGGAGGCTCAGAAGGTTCACACAGAAACCCCGTTTGTTACCTTTAGTAACGGATTAGCATTCTCTGAGAGTATGACTCCTGAAATGCAGGGGGTTGTGCGAGAGTGGCAAAACCTTCTTGGGTTAGATACAGACGTTTACGTTACCACACTGGCAGATGCTAAAGCTAACAAGTTAAACTTCACTGGCCCTCAACGCGCCGTGGGGTCTGGCACTTTAGATAGTAATGAACGCGGCTCTACGCGCAAGCTATCTGACGGTAGCCATTATATTATCTACGACGACCAAGCCTCTAAGGTTGGTACGTTAGAAACCATCGCCCACGAAATGGGCCACGTACACCAGAAGGTGGTTTTCGACCAAGCGTCTCCAGAGATGCAACAAGACCTACGAGCAGAACACCGCAAGTGGCTTGAATCTCAGAAAGGTTCTACAGCGGAAGACCTAGTTAAGTCGCTCCGTGCTAGGCAGACTGGGAAGACTACTGACGTTCCCGTCGACCTCCCAGCGGAGAAAGTTAGTGCTTACTGGAAGTCCTTCAACGAGTGGTACGCAGATCAAACCTCGCGTTGGGCAACGACGCAGACTGCGCCTCTAACAGCAGTTGAGAAGTTCTTCTCTCGCCTCGGTAAATCAATGAAGAGTTTCTACGATAAGTTGGCGAACAAGCAGTACCTGCCTTCTGACGCTTTCGTGGAGTACTTGGACAAAGTTAAAAACGCTAACCTACGCGACCCAATCAACGACAACCCTGAGTTCCAGTCGGACGGCATGGCAGGCTCGATGAAGCCTACAACGGAAGCTCAGGAAAAGAATTCTAAGTTCGGCGAATGGGTGCGCGAAAACTTCGGTGGTACAGGCAAGCAGTTTGTGGACGACGTATCTGAAGTTGGTAAGCAGGGTGTAGCATCACTCAAGTTCCTCCACCAGTATGTGCGTGACGTTAAAGGACGGATGCCTGCCGCTGGTACTATGTACCAAGCAATAAAAGAAGCAGACAAAACGCGTCAAGATATTCGGCGTCAAGTGGAAGCCATCGCCGTACGCGCTCGTGAGCTAAAGCCTGAGCGGCTAACAGTAGTTAACGACTTTCTAAGTAAGTCTACGTTCTACCAGAAGTGGGGATATGATCCCCAGTTTACTGACGCCGATGGAAACAAGCGCGTTATTAAAGAAGACCCTGTTATGGCGGCGGCGTACAAACGTCTAAGCCCAGTAGAGCAGGGGCTAGTACGAGAAATATTCCAGCATGGTGAGAACATGCGTTTGCGTAAGCAGGAAGTGGCTAAGCTCTTAGGAGTTGATAAGTCGTTCTTTAGTGCTGCCGCGCTTGAAGGGCCGTACGCACCGCTGAAACGTTTCGGTGACTACGCCGGTGTACTAAAGTCGCAAACCTTAATCGACGCAGAAGCAGAACTTGCGGATACGCCAACGCCTGCCTTGCGTAAGAAAGTAGATGAACTGAAGTCTCAGCAACAGCACTACGTGGTTAGTTTCTTTGACACCATGGGTTCGGCTAAGAAGTTTACCGACGAGAACCGTGGCGACTATGCTACCGCAGTACCGTCGCAACGCACGGATGACTTAATGTCTGACCGCGTGACAAACGAAGAAGCGTTTCAGACGATACTGGGTAGCCTGAAAGCAGCAGACAGTAACCTGATTGACCCGCAGTCCAAGAAGGCATTCGCGGATATGGTTCGCGATATGTACTTTGATTCCATGGATGAACGTGACGCTCGTATGTCTGGGGCGAAGCGTAAGAACCGTGCTGGCTACGAGAAGAACATGGTTCGCTCGTTCTTGTCTCACGCTAGGGCCGAAGCCGGAATGATCTCCACGATGGAGCATGGCGCTGACATCAACTTAGCTTTGGCTGAAGCGATGAAGCAGTCTGACCAAGACCCAGAAGCTCTGAAGCCCGTGTACAACATGTTAGTGGCTCACTACAAAGACACGCTAACCTACCAAGACACAGCCTTCCAACGTGTCTCAGATCGCGTTGCTGCGCTCAACTCTGTTTACATGTTGACATCTAGTGTCGGCTACCACGTAACTAACGCGACACAGCCTGCGATGGTTACAGTCCCTAGATTAGCAGGTGACTTTGGCGACTACTCCGGTGCTTGGAGTAAGCTCACTCGTGGTTACAAAGTAGCGGTTGGCTCCGCTAGAATGACTAAAAAGTTTGAGACGGAGATCGACCTTGAGAAAGCGCCTCCACAGTACAGGGCGTTGCTACAAGAACTCCAGTTGCGCAACCTTCTGGACGTCGGCATGGAAGAAGATTTGTCGTCGTTTGACAGGTTCAACACAGGGTATGAAGCCCTTAACGTAGCGTCTGATAAGCTAGGCATGGTAACCCACAAACTGTACCAAGCGGCCCGTCTGGTGGAAGCTCATAACCGTATTTCATCGGCAGTAGCCGCATTCGATATGGCGTCAGCCAACCCACAGGTTGCTAAGAGACAGGGAATGACCCCTACCGAGTACGCCATTAGTGTAGTTGAAGACACTCAGGGTAACTTCTCACGTATGGATGCCCCACTGTTGATTAAGGCACTCCCTAAACTGACAACTCAGTACCGCAAGTATCAGCTAATGATGGCGTGGGCTTACTCGAATGCAATTAAGCAGACGTTTAAAGGTGAGAGTCCTGAGATTAAAGCGATGGGCCGCCGTACGTTAGGGTACATGACCGCGCACGCAGCTGTATTTGCAGGCGCTACTGGTGTCCCACTGGTGTCGACTATCGCACCATACATTATCGCCGGTATAAGTGGAGAGGACGAGCCGCAAGACCTAGATCGCTGGATAATGACTAATGTTCCGGGCAAAGCTGGCGAGGTTCTAGCCAAAGGTGCGTTCAACTTCATTGGCCTAGATATGTCTACCAAGTTGAGCCAAGGAAAAATATTCCACCCGTTCCCGTACCTAGACTATGATGTGTCTGAAGACGGCGTAAAAGACCTAGTGTTTAACCTTGCCGCTGGCCCCTCTGGTACGACGATGATTAACTTCACGCGTTCCGCCGAGTACTTTGGGCAGGGCGACACCCTCAAAGGCATCGAGTATATGGTGCCAAAAGGTATACGTTCCGCTGTGGAATCATATAGAATAGCCACAGAAGGTGTTTCGTTTAAGAACGGCGATGTGGTTGTAGACCCTCGAGACGTAGACGTGCCGAGTTTGATGCTAAACGCCCTTGGACTTCCTTCCAGTGCCATCAATAAGATCAAGTGGACAAGAAGTCAGCAGTACGAGCTTGAGCAGTACTTCAGTGAAGAGACGAGCCGTATACGGCGTGAGTACATAGACGCCAAGAACGCCAGAGATCGCGATCTTACTAGAGAGCTTCGCGAAGAGTTCAAAGACTTACAGAAACAAAAGAAACGTGTTCGCCCGTTCTTTGGCAGCGACAGAAAGACGTTACGCCGTCAGCCGGTATCGTCACTAATGAAAGCGCCTTACCAACAAAGTGCAAGGGAGAAGAGAGCGCAGAAAAGATTTGAATAGTTTCCCCCTCGTATCACTTGTTCTCCCGCAGGTGGTCCACTGACCCGGCCTATTACTCCTTTTAGGTCGGGTCTTTTTTAGGTAACAATCTAGGTAACACTCTAGGTAACACTTTCTTAAACGTACCTTGTAAGTCATTGATAACACACTCGTAAACAGATAAGCCGAATGCCTGTCTGTCCGCCAAGAATCCCTGTCGATCCGCCACCTCTAACCTTACTAATATAGTTAAAACAATAGCTTAGCAAACGGCTACCTACTGAGGTGTCTATTTCTAGGTAACAACCTAGGTAACAATCTAGGTAACAGTTTCCTCTTGCACTGTGGCGGACAAATGTCTATTTACGACGGATGGCGTTAGTACAACAGGGAACAATTTATTACTTTGTGAAGCGAGTTCCTCGACGGTTCGCGGCTTACGACGTACGCAAGTTTGTTAAAGTTTGTTTGAAAACTGACAGTGAAAGCGAAGCGTTGCGCAAGGTGGCTGAGGTGGAGGACAACCTTGAACAGTACTGGGTAGCCCTGTCTGATGGGTCTGGTGATGAAGCCAAGTACGACGCTATGGTTAAGTTAGCCGCTGCCCGTGGCGTACGATATAGGCCAGAGAAGGAACTGATGAGTCGTGGGCTTGATGAAGTCCTGCGCCGTATCGAAGCCCTAGAACCTAACGAGGCCAAAGACCCAGTCATTAGTGGTGCTGTACTGGGAGTGGCCAAGCGACCGACGATAAAGCTGTCTGAGATAAATGAAATGGTCTTTGAGTTGGAGAAGACTAAACTGGTAGGGAAGTCAGCGGATCAGGTTCGCCGATACAAGAACCCAAAGCTAAAAGCCTTTAAGAACTTAGTTGGCATTTTGGGGGACGTGGATATTGCGAGTATCGAACGCGACGACGCGCTTGAGTTTAGAGACTGGTGGCAAGACAAGATTGTAGAGGAAGACCTTACTGCTAACTCTGCCAACAAAGATATAACGAATGTCTCGGCGGCGCTCCAGATGGTCATAGACCGTAAGCGGCTACCGATGGAAAACCCGTTTAAGGGACTGCGCTTTGAGCAGGGGAAAACTAAAGCTAGGCCGCCGTTCTCTGTCTCGTGGATCACAGAGATGTTTACTGAAGCCCGTGTGGCAGGTCCAGACGCTGAGGCTAGAGACATATTCTTAACTCTGGTTAACACAGGTTGTCGTCCCGCCGAAGTGGCAGGGTTACTACCAGAGGACATAATACTGGCAGACAATATACCCCACATTAAAATACGGGCTAACGCCAATAGACAGATAAAGAACAGCGCCTCTGAGCGTGACTTACCACTTGTAGGCATATCACTAACTGCCATGCGAAGACACCCAGATGGGTTTCCACGGTACGCAGGGAAAGATAAATTTTCAGGAGTTATGAATAGGTACTTGAGGGGGAATGGTCTTATGGAGACACAGGATCATACTATCTACGGGTTACGACATAGTTTTGAGGATCGACTGCTAAAGCTCAAAGAACCTGACAGGCTCTGTGCTGATCTCATGGGACACGCTACAGCGCGTGAGCGATACGGGTTAGGGGCGACTCTGGATCACAAACTTGAGGTACTGATCCGCCTCGCGCTTTGATGTGGTAGATGAGGAACGCTTTCATCGCAGGCGTCGCCGTGCACTGGATTTTCTCCAATGCAGCGACGATACGCTCCGGCGATATTGAAAGGTCGATGTCGTTATTCATTTAGTTCTTTCATCCTCTTGTGCATCAGTTCCCTAATCTCATCTCGAGTTAGGTGGGGGTATTTCTGTCTTAACTCCTTACGGAGTCGGTGCCTTAACTCGGAGTCTTGCAACATTAGCCAAGCTCCACGTGCCAGTGGCCATAGGGCCACGCAAAACAAACCTGCAAGTAAGTATTCCATAACGGTTCACCTCAGCTTTCAATTTTGTTCTCCAGCATTTCCAGAAGGTATCCTATCTCTTCTGACTGTTGTTTCAGGCTGTGCTCACCGCGTTGCTCAGCGTTCTTGGTCATGCCGTCGACACGGTGCTTCAGCGTTTTTACTATTTGTTCTACTTCTGTCATGCTCTCACCCATCTAGTTGAGTTTCCGTAATTACCCCGTCCTCCGTCTTGACGATTGACAGCGCCTTGCCGTCGAAGAACTTGAGATACTTGAGTTCGTAGCAACGTGACTGACCACTTGGCACAGTTGTTCCAGACCCCAGAGTGATCCGTGGGTTGAACGTTCCGTCCGCTTGGTGGACTAAGTAACCTGACCGATCCAACTCTTCACGGATCGCTGCCGGTGCTACACCATGCTCTTTACACCAGTCGGAGATTGCTTTGACTGTAACGTAGACCTTCTTGTCCTCCGTACACACACGGCCCACAGCGGGAGCACGCATCATCTCCATAGGATGTTCTTTAACCTTGGCTCTGCTATCCCCGAAGTGCTTGGTGATAATCAGACGTCCGGGCAACGTGGCGATGAATGCTGCTAGTTGCTCGCTGATGTCGAGGTTAGTTTCCTTACGGTTCTCACGCATCTTGAGCACTTGTTGCAACGCCCACTGCTTCATTGTCTGCATGTCGAACGAAACCAGTCCTAGCTTCTCAGCGATCTTACCTGCCACTAGAGCGGTAACGATAGTATCTCTGTAGAAACGTTCCTTGTTGTCGTCTTCTGACTTAGGGTTAAACTTGCTACGAGCCGCCGCTATCTGCCGCCTTACCCAGTCGTTGTTCTTGATGATGAACCGGAGGAACGGACGACAAGCCTCACCGTACACGTGGTCCATGTGGTTCTCGATGAACTCCTGCGTGATGTCAGGGAACACTTTGCTCCTGTAGTCGGCAGGTAGAGACACCTCAAAGAAACGTAGCTGTGTGGCTTCAACTCTATAACCAGCTGGTAGTTTGCTGATGCTTTCCATGATCGAGTCATTGGATGTGATAAAGCTGTTCTTAAACCACTGGCCGCCGACGGTACTGAATTTACCATTGGTGCCTAATCGTTCCTTGTCTCTGCCGTTGGCCAGTGCATAACCAGTACGCGTAAGCTCGTCAGGACTTCTTCCTGAAAACTCATCAAGCAGCATTGGTATAGACCCCATTATGGCGATCCGCTTTATGGCCGCGTTTAGCGTAGAACCCTGCTCGCCTGTCTGCCGCTCCATGAACTCTGGATTACCGTAGAACCCACAAGCTATCTTAGCGGCTGTAGATTTACCTGTGCCGCCGTGTCCTGTGAACGCTAGTGGTAGGCCGTGCCAGTTAGATGAACCCATTAACTCAACAAGGGCTGACCCCATTGAGTGGCACAATGCGAACTGGAATGGTTCTGCGCCGGGGCGGTTGTACAATTTGTCTATGTTAGAAACCCACTCGTCGAGTGTACCGCTACGACCGAAGTCTACTGCCACGTCACGAGGTATGGTTGGATCACATAGAACCTCATGCTCGTCGTCGAGGGTAAGCAGCTTCGTACCTATCACAAAGCCCGTACGGTCCTTGATCCACCCGAACTGGGTAAACGTCTTAGTCTCGATACGCCAAGCCTGTAGCGTCTCAATCAAGCCTTCTGCAAATTCTGCCATGTGATTCCTCGCGTTTTTAGAGCGCGTGAGAAACACCTCGTACGATGCTAAGGTCTTCGCCATCATATCTGTGGATGCTAACTCGGACATCGGCATGAAGAATTCACGCCACTTCCCGTTCTTCTCAAGTGCTCGCCAGTGGATTAGCCAAGTCCCCTCAGAGTCTTGGATGCGGTTGATTGGGTATATGAATGAGCGGCAGAAAGGCGTCCAGTGGACCACACCGTCTTCATCAATGTACGAACGTGACAACGCAGAACCGTTCCAACGGTAGCCAGTCTGGGGCCAGTACGGGATCGTCTGTCCCTCAATAACTGAACCGGTCGTCGTCGTACTCTTGTCGGCTTCGTCGTCGGCGTCTACGCTAGGCTCAGCGACGGACTCCGCTACTTCAGTGAACCCCAGTTGTATAGGGAACTTGCACTTATCAGCGAACGGACAGTCGGCCATACAACCGACGTGACGGTCCATTTCAACGCATGACGTCGGACCAACAACCCACTCGTCAATCTTATCTTGGGTCTCTATCGGTGAGTAGCCTTCGTAGCCCTTACTCCACTCGTGGATTTTAGCTTCGCCATCTGTACAGAACTTGATTACGCCGATAGCGCGGTGCCAATGTGGCTCGGGTATGTTACCCCCAGTCTCTTTAAACTGACGCACAGCGGCACAGTTACGTGCTACTGCCTCGGCGTCGCTTTCAGGATGGTCACCTAACGCGGCGGCGAATGGGTTTACACCTGCTGATTTCTTATTTGTTGGTGCAGGCTGTACGTTGTTATCTTTTATGAAGTTGACCAGTACCGAACGTACCTTATCAACTGAGTAAACCTTTCCCTCTTTAACTAATTCTACAGGGCGCGGTGGATCATACTTCCTGTTATGTACGCCAATGGGGCGCAGGATGCGTGACGTGTCGCTGTCTACTGCGCGGTCTGCTTTAATCTGTAGGTGCATGGTGATGTCACGCTTCATAGCGGACAGTTCTTCCCACACCTGTGTTGTTATATCTTCCTCAAGGTGGATGTAGCTGTGGTAGCCACCACCAGAGTTAACTATTGAGGGTGTTAACCGTAGTGCTTTCGCTAATTCTATGACACCTTCCAGTGCCTCCGCTTTCGTGTCGTACGCGTCTTTCTTTTCCACATCTACATCGAAGTCGTCGAAGAGTGATCTACACGCTACTACGTTCTCCTGAGTACGGATGCGCCGTTTGCCGGTCTTATCGTCTGTGTACCAATCGCCGAATGAGTTTACGCCAAAGTAAACGGTCTCTCCTCTACCATCGAAGATTAACGCTGCTCGTGCTGCCTCTTCGGCGTTGGGGTAGTTTTTCCACTTGAACCAAGAACCACCGTCGTCCTTTATTTGTACGAGACCAAGGACAGTCTGCCCTTGCGACGGTAGTACTAGCTTTAGGAACTCTAATGTACCCATGCCGTTACCTATTGTGTTGACGGGTTAACAGATAAATAACGGGAGCGAACTCCCGTTATTCGCGAACATCTTGCGTGCTAGTCGTCAAAGTCTAGGTTATCTAGCGCCTCGTCGATGCTGTCGTAGTCGTCAACTTTAGCCGCTACTTTCTTGGGCGGCACAGGTTCAGCTAATACATCATCAGCTACCGCCACAGGTTCCGGTTCTGGGGTAGGTTCCGGAGTAGGGGCAGGCTTAGGCGCTTCGATCTTAGCGGCCTTCACAGGTGCAGGCTCAGCCGCTCTGTGTTCTACTTCTGGTGTCACTGGGTTCGAGATACCGGTGATCTGACCAATAGTCTCTGCTTCAAGGTTGATAACTGCTTCGACCTCTGACAACTCATTGGCCTCAACAAAGCGTACAGCTTTAAACGTCAGGGAAGGGTGAGCTACGCTGTGGTCGAACCCAATCTTTGTGACCACGTGGTGCGGTTCTACGCCACGCTTGCCTAACTGCTGACCAAACTGGCCAAGAGTCTTGAGCGACGCCGCAGGTACACGAAGTAACATAGGGTCGTTCAGTTGATCTGGCGATGCAATAGCTAGACGCATGGAATCTGAACACGCCTTACCTTTACCGCCGTTGTCAGTGATGCGAGAACCCCATTGGTTATGAGGGCAAGCCTGACACTTCTTAGCCTGAGGCTCGTCGGCGTCTCCGGCAGGAGCAATCCCGTCGTTGGAGTAGCACGTTGGCTTAGCAACGCTACCATCCTGATAACCACTGTCGTAGAAGACCTTGGATTTACTAGGGTTCACAGCCACGATGACTGTTTCTAGGAAAGACGCAGGTTCTCCGTCTTCGCCCTTAGTTACAAGGGTGCGCTCGTCACCACGTTGGATGTGGAACACTTTACCCTTTATAGATACAACGGGGAAGCCGCCTACGGATACCGCAGCGGCGAATACGTTGTCTGTTTTTACTTTGCCCTGCAAGTGCGCAGGCAACTTTGATGCCGTGATGGCTACCATTTCATTCATGTCTTTCACCTTATGTTATTTGCGACGGAAGTTAACGACCTGCGTTTCCGACCAGTTAATGCCGGGGGGTAGATCGCCCTCGACGGTTTTAAACTGCTCAACCGCAGTCTTGTTTACACGCCGTTCCAACATCTCCCATGCGTCATTGGATCGTATGTGCTCTAGTATAGCGTCCCAGTCTGCCACCGTGGCAGATGAACGTGTAGTCCTGTAAGCAGTTCCAACGTCACGGGCAGATACATTGTCTATCCCTCTGTCTTGGAATCGCCGCAGAAACTCTACCTCAATCTTGTTTTGTTTACCTTTGTCTCCCGCGTCGTCTTCATCGTACAAAGCCTTACGCTCCGCACGTCGATCACGTAGAGCGATGAATAGTTTCAAACATGAAACGTCATCCAACTCTGAGATTTTCGCCATTGTTGTTCTCCTTTTTAGCAGTTAGCCAGTTGTCAATATCCTCTTCGTCCCACCGCAAGACTTTCTGCGAAACCTTTATTGGTTGGGGGAAGCTCGTCTCTCTTCGTCGCAACGCTGGGAGCGCTGCTTTGGTAATGCCCAGTTTTTCAGATACCTCTTCAGGTCTAAGCAAGTTCATATTTATACCTCTGTATGTGTTTACTTGTAAACAGATTAGTCCATATACGTTCACCTGTCAAGCCATGACAGAATCACGATGTGCTTTTACTTCGTCGAGTAGTGCACCCTGCATCTTCTGTTTGTTACGAAGACGGGAATAGATGCGCTTCTCTACTGGAGTACCTTCGAGCATTATGATGAAGTTGTTCATCTTCTGGCCGGGTCTATTGATCCGACCGTTAGCCTGCTCGAACGTTTCGTTAGACGTCACACATGAATACCATACGATGGTAGATGCGGATGTCAGCGTTAGCCCGTGGGACATAGCGGCAGGTTGCGCCACGATGACCTTTGGGTCTTTGCTCTTCTGGAACGCGCCGAATATCCGGTCACGATCATCTTTCTTAACGCCGCCGTAGATCATCTCAACTGAGAAGTCCTTGCTGAGTTCTTCAGCGACCATGCGTACCGAACTAACGTAGGGTACAAACACGATGACCTTGCCCTCTGCTTGGCGTACGATCTCGCGGGTCTCTTCAATCCTCGGCGACGACGGTATAGTCACCTCTTTCTTATCGTTGGAGTAGACTACGCCACAGGCGATCTGGACTAACTTGCCCATCTTGACCGCTTCGTTGACTGCTGTGATCTCACCTTCGTCAGCCTCGGTGCGCATCCTAGCAACCATCTCTTTGTAGGCTTTATTCTGTTCCTTAGTTAAAGCTACCTGTCGAGTCTCGTACATAAGCGGAGGTAGGTCAACGCATTCGTCACGAGTAAAGCGCACCGATGGTTGCATGACCTCACGTACGATGTCTGTAGCGTCAGGCTTTGGTATCCACGAGAACTGCGATAGCTGTCGCATCACTTGTCCCTTGAACCGATTAAAGTACGGCGGCACATTGTTAGGCGAGATCAATCTACACTGCGCCCAAGCGTCTGTTGGGTTATTAGGCGTTGGTGTGCCAGTCATACCCCAACAAGCACGGGCAGGTTTCTGTCGGTTAACTACCTTATTGATAGCCTTCCATCTGTCTGTCCCTGCGTTACGTGCGGCCTGTGCAATCTCATCGACAATGATTAAGTCAATGTCCGGACGATCAGCTAGTATAGGTTCTATAATTTGCAGGCCGTCGTGGTTAATGATGTACACGTCGACGTCGGTGTTCAGTAGTTTAATACGCTTCTGCTTCGAGCCGTGCAGTACTGCGTACTCAAGGTGGGGGAAGTGTTGAAACACCTCATCGGCCCACGTACGTTCTAGTGTCGATAGTGGGGAAACCACTAAGACCTTATGCAGATGACCAATACTGCGCAGATAGTCATAGGCCCACAGCGACGCAAGCGACTTACCAGTACCGAGTTCAGATAAGTTGAACGCACGGTCATACATAGATAAGAATGCGGCTGCTTCCCGTTGTGCTTCGAATGGCTTGTAGCGTCCGGGCCAGTCGTAGTACTCACGTATTGGGGCAGGGGGTTCAAACCCCAAGTTGCGTAGTACTTTAGTCTCTGTAAGCCTGTGAGGCACCATCACGTATGGTATGCCTTTAACTGTAAACTGCTTAGCCGTTGGTATTACATTTGTTATACGGTCGGGGTCACGGCTTTTAAGTAGTAGGGCTTTTTTCTTTTTGTGAACTAGCACGTGGCGTCTCCTCGTTGTTTCCTAAATCAATCTGGCGAATGCGTTCGTCGCAGATGTGTTTGATCTTCTCGTAGTCGAGACGTCTTTCATTAGGTTTATGACGGAGGATACGCTTCACTATGTCAGCGTCCCACGGGTTAAGGTCATACTCCAACCAGATGTCCCATGGTTGAATCTTGTGTTTGGCGTAATCTGATTGCCCCACATTGTACTTACGTGTTAACAGATGGTTGACCTCAATGTGGTCTATGTACCACTGTGCATCTACCTCTTGTATGTCGCAGTTCATCGCTAAATCTGCGGCGTCCGTCGTAGCACCGTGCTTCAACAGGTATGCCTGTATCCGTTCTTCTTGGTTCATACTTTCTTCCCCTTCGTGTACATGTCGGGGTGCTTCTTGCGCCACGCTTGGTTCTTGGCGGCGGCTACCACACGAGTGTTTGACTTCTTAGTACTACCACCTTTGTCTAAGGGCTTCTTGTGGTCGACGTGTGTACCGTCCCCCTTAGTAGCGCGGCCATCGGCGATAGCCTCACGACGTGCCTTGTTGTTAGCAACGCGTTTTGCCTGCACTTTCGGCTTCTTGTTGTAAGCCGCCTTAGTCTTTAATTCCTGCTTCGATGACTTTGTCATGTATGGCCTCCTTCATTTGTTCAACGTCGTCGACAACAAGTGCTAACCCGTAAGCACGTTGTATGTCAGTAATTTCCCGTTCCTGATTAGCAGTCACGTTCTTTATCTTGCCCGGAGCCTTCGTCTCAAAAGCCATGAACAAACCCTTGTGGCACACCAGTATATCAGGGCAACCTACACGCCCCATGCCATTGGATACGGGCATGTAGTACCAAGCCCCTATCGCTTGTAGGTGTTCTTTACACTTCTTCTTAACTTTACCTTCTGGGGTCATACCCATTAGTGCTGTATCTCCTGTAGGTAGTCGCCATACAGAGCCACATACTGCTCAAGGCGGATAAGTAGTTCTAATTCCACGGTAGTTACGCGATCTAAATTAGTCACGTAGGTCACAAGCTCTTCGTTAGTTAGAGCGGTAATGTCTTTAATCTCATATGCCACAATATTCCCTGAATTCTGTCTGGCACCTATAGTCGCCGACTTTCTGTATCTTATTAAACACCGCAAAACTCACATAGTTTACGGCCCACTGGGCACCAGTTCTTACATAAGCCCGAGGGCTTTGGCGTCCACTTATCTTCGGTATGTGCTATTGCTAAGCGTTTTAATCTAGGCATAAACTCATTCCATATCTCCGGAAGCTGCTCACGCGTGAACACCTCCTTGTCAAACTCACCAGACTTTAACCAGATGAACCCTGTCGTCACTTTATCTATCCACGGGTATATAGCAAAAGCCAGTGCCGCGAATAACATCAACTGGTCTGTGTCAGGCTTACGTTTGCCTGTCTTCCAATCAAGGAGGTATGCACGATCAGAGCCAACTACGCCTATGTCAATAATTCCTCTCACCCAGACATCTTTTGCCATCCAAGTGGTCGGACGAAAGCTGCGATCAAGGGCAATACGTTCCTCAATAACGCGCCTACCTTCATAAGATAGTATCTTCTTAACGTACCTTTCGTACTTCTTGAGGTTAGCAGGTAGTGGCTTACCGTCGCGAGCGAACAGTTCCAACGCCTTGTGTACCTCGTTACCCCAGAGTGTGGCTTCTGTCTGGGGTTCTTTTACCTGCCTTGTCACCCTTGTTAACTCGAACCGACGAGGGCAGGTTTCAAACGCGGTAAGAGCCGAATAGCTCCACGCTTTTTTTAATTCCACGGTGGTAGTTCTCCTTTGTATATCTCTGTGTCTATTATATCCCAGAATTCTAGTAGCAGTTCGGTTCGTAGCTCTGTCTCCAGATGCTTTTGTTTTAACCTAGTGCGCTGTATTTCTAGGAACGCCAGACGCCGTTGCGCCCATTTGTGTTCAAGTTCGGCCATCCATTGCAGTCGCTTTGTGTAAGGTATTTCACCGTACAGTTCTTCTGCTTTGGCAGTGGCTCTCGCTATTCGTTCGCGCCGTGCAGTTTGGACGTAGCGTCCGTTAATACGGCGGTATATAGCTTGAACCTCCGTGTATTGGAGACTCCTCCTGTCAAAATTATCTCGTATCTCTACGAGGTACTGCGTAAATCCTTCCAGATTATGGCTGTATGCTTCTATCAGTGGCTTCAAAAACTCATGCGCCTTCGGTAGTAAGAAGACCTCTGGGTTACTTGCGTAACTTGTCATGTGTTTGTCTGTTATTATTAACCAATCGTTTACTTTATCTGGATTTCTTAGCAGTGTTTCAGTGACACTGGATACCGGACTCTCGTCAAAGTTATCAACCTTGATGCCCATAGTAATACTCTCATTCCCCCGCAGGTATAAATCTTGGCGCACTGTATCGCGCCTAGCGTTAAATTCAATTTGTTATTGTTCCCGTTGTATACGGCTGTCGGTGGGCCGACAGGGGGGTTTATCCAATTGCAGAGGAGGCTCCACCCGTCCACGGCGTGGCTGACTAGGCGGTACATAGACTTAACTTTTAATAATAGTGATTCTCTCATTTATATCTCCTTTGAACTTGCTTACATGTATATAACATAGAACGACACCATCTGTACACATTTTTACAGATTCGAAAAGTCTTATTTTGCGTCACCATATGTATCCGCAATGTCTCCCTCACTCCATGTAATTAGCTCGGGCCACCATACAGGGGGCGTTCTCATTACTTGTTGCACTACATCTAGTATTCGTACTGCGTCATCTTCAGGGACAACATAAACCAACTCATCGTGCACCATCAGCGCAGGATTTAAACCAGTAATCTGTTGTACTGTTAACGCATTGTCGGCGATTACACATCGAGCGAGGTGCTGTACTATGTTCTCATCTATTTTCCCTGCGTATATTCTGGCCTTGTTACGACCATGTCCGTACACAAACTCCATACGGTTATCGTCTTCGTTGCGTTCCGTCCTTAGACTTGGGTAACGAATGATTCCTTTGGGTGTTTGTAATCCGACAGGGGTAGGGACAACCATGCCCCATGGATCGACGGCAACACTGGTTTCACCACGCATGATCGTTGGCAGTACGTTGTGACACGTTCGCCACCCTTGAGTGATCTCGTAGTACTGTGAGCGCCACTTGTCGACGATGTCACGGCTTTCGTTCTCATCTAATTCAACCCCGCCCATGATCTTTGCGACGGTCATAAATGTCTTCCACCCTGCGCCGAACCCTAGTCCGAGGTGCGCAACCTTACCGACCTGTCGTTGTTGCTTGGTTACTTCGTCAAACGGGACGTTGTATAATCTACTGGCGAAGTCCTTATACAGATCAGCTTTCTCAGGGTCAGCCTTGAACATTGCTACGCTAGACGGGACTTGCCATAGGAAGTGGTTGACGCGTAGCTCGATCCCGGAAAGGTCTGCGACGACGACTTTGTGGCCCGGTGGGGCGACGAGCGACTTACGCAGTGCATCCGATGGACGTGGGTTATATGGGTTAACACGTGGTAAATTCTGTGGGTTGTAACCCCAACCACTCCAACGCCCAGTCGTATCTGCGCCGTAATACTTTAACGGGATAGGGACTTGTGACTTTGGGTGTGCACCGGCGGCGGCAAGGAACGCTTGGATACGGGTCTGTAATATAGTCGACTTCGCGTCGAGGCGGGCCGCAGCGGCGGATGCGACGACGGGGTCTTGGTGCTCCTGCAAAGCTAGGAAGTCTTCATCCGTCTTGGCCAAGGCAGGAATGTCTTTACCAGTGCGCGGCGAGACTTTAAGTGGCACCTCCACACCTAGCGTTTGCAGGAACGTAGCAAATTTAGCAGCAGACGATAATACTTTCAACACCGCTGCAATGTTTTCGTCCTCACTTACCAGTGGGTCATACACGTCCATCGTCTTCGCCGCCTCGAGCATAGCCTTCTGTCGACGTATGCTTTCTTCTTCTAGTGTGCGGTGTAGTAGATCAAGGTCAGCATCAAACTGTGGCTCGATCAACATACGTATAGTCATGTCGACTAACTTGACCTCTTCTCGACGGGTCTGCGGTATTAGTTTGCGTAGCAGTGCATAGCATTGGTCCGTGTCAGCGGCGTTGTACGTACACATGTCAGCAACTTCTTGTTCAGTAAAATCACTGAGATGCCTACCTTTGGTTGCGAGTAGGGCAGATTGATCTTTGCGACCTAACCCGTAGTGCTCTACTAACTTAAACAGTGATAAGCCAACGTCCTTGGCGTGAATGGGGCGTGCCATTGCAAGCGTACAACCCCACAGCTTAGGTTTTATTCCAAGCCTCCACGACAGGATCATGGCATCAAAGCCAGACAGATTATGCCCGACGACCCAGTAGTCTGCCCAGTCAACGCTATCAACGTAAGCCTGCACCGCGTCCTCGCCGACGATGACAACTGATGAGTCGTCGCCGTGCTTGAACGAACAAGAAATTATCTCGGTGTCAGGGTGCATACAATACGCAATAGGTGACATCTTGGTCAGAGAGTGCGTTACACTCCAGTAGGTCTCAAGATCGACGGTACATATTTTCATGGTATAACTCCTTATGGATTGACCGCCCACATGACGACCGCTACGATGACAACAAGAGCCGCAATTTGTGCGAGCTTGCATTGTTTCTTCGCCTTGAGTAGTTCAGCTTCTAATTGCTCAATACGCACTTTTGCGTCCGGAATTACGAGCGACGGTTTGCGCGTCGTTGGTTCCTTTTTGGCAACACTTGCTACGACGGGTTCTTTAAACGCGGTCTGCAACACGGGCTTCTTTTTCTTCTTTGCGTTCTTGCCCAGCGGCGTATTCAACGCTTTGTTTACACTCCACCCTAATTTATTCACTCGTTGAAATACGGTCGCAGGGGGTAGCCCTGCTTCACGTGCGAGTCTTGATAAATTTACTTTTTTATTAGCCATAATAACTTTCCTTATTAGTTAGTTTAAATGTTCCCGACGTTTGCCTGATTGCCGTTCTAAGTGGGTCTATGCTTCGTGACCGTGCTAACCGATCAGACATTCACCCCAGATGCGTCGGGTCACCTGCACTCGGAGCGCACGGCCACCCACTCGAATTTAAGAGGTGATGCGGTGCGCAATCGCCATGCTTGCTAGAGCGTTACGATCAATACCTAAGTCCTCAACAGCAGAGGAACGAGATGTCTTCTTACCTCGCGGTTCCGTCGGCTGCCGTAGCTTGGCCATGTGGTTGGCAGGCACATACATCTCTATCTCTGGCATCTCTCTCACTGCCGCGTTGAGTGAAGCGTGCTGACTCATAAACGATGATAGTTGATCTTCTACCGTACTGTACTGCTCGGCGATCACTCCACGTTGGAGGTTGCGGTCGTTCGCCTCATCGAGCCAAGTCTTTAACAACTCAGGGCAGTCGGAGCGGCGTACCTGTACCTCGACGGCGTAGTACCTGTTCTCTACATTAGGCGGCAGTTCGATACTCTTGTGTTCTGGCGCAGTGATACTTGTCTTGAAGTTATGATCGCCGTCCTCAGTCACAAACTGTAGCTCCACACGTTCATGCTTCTTACACCATGACTGCGGTAGCTTACCTTTCAACTCAGGTGCGTCACGGAATGCCGCGTTTACTGCGGCCTCAGCGGCGGCGTCGAACAACGGTGTGCCATACTCAATAGAGTTAGATGCGAAATTCGATAGGGCTTTGTCCTTCATCTTGCGCACGTGGCTCTTGATGTCTTCGACAAGAGTATCGGTCTTTCTTACATATGCCATGATAGTATCTCCTAAGCGGCTTTAACGTTGATGGATAAGGTTTCACCCTGCTCAATCTTACGAGCGAGTGCCCAACGGATTTCTTTGGTTGCGTCGTCGTCCTTCAGGTACTGCTTCACGAACGCAATCTTCTCGCCGTTGCTGATGTCTGGCGCTGGTATGGTGTTCGGACGTTCTCCGTTGCTTACACTTTCCACCCAATTGCTTAGGGTGTAGTTGTAGAAATCCCCCTTAACGGAGAGTTTCAAACGTATCCAAGCGCAGGTATAAGCTATTAAGTTCTCAACCTCTTCTTCCCTAACGCACTCGACAGTGATGTTATTGTTCCACTTGGTCATGGTCTGCACGCGCCCACCGTATGCTTGGGTCAAGCAGTCGATGAAGTACGCAGTATCAGCACCGCATGAAGTCAGACCGTCGTGAAGTGCCCTAAGCACAATGTTGCGACGACGTGATGACCACTTGGTTGGGTTGATGTGAACGGTAGCACCGATAAATCCGGTGTCCCTCGATAAGTCAGCGGCTATATAAGACGCGTTGTTTCTTGCAGTCATAAGTTACTCCTCAAATTTAATTACGTGACCCCAATCAAAGGCTTCGGTGCCGATGGTTAGCCACACAGTTTCATGGTTGGTTGTGAATTGAGACTGATCGCCGTAGCCATCTGTCAGGTAGACAACGCACTCAGGATCAATTGCGTTGGTATCAATCCAGTCGAACACTGGTTTGAATGATGTACCGCCACCGCCGACTGATCGGATAGTAACGGGGAAGTCCTCAGGTGTGTACTCGTCAACACCTGCTACTTGGGAGTCGCAGTAGACAACATGCACAACCTCAGGGTTACACGTGTCGATGATGCGGTTGATGTGACCGTTGAACATAGCTATCTCGTCGTCACCGATGGAGCAGGACGTATCGACACCGATAACAATTGGACCCATCTTGGGGACGTAGTCGACTCCAGGAATATATATGTTACGAGCGATGAACCTACGATTAGGTCTGTTCCATGAGTAACCGTCTTTGATCTTACCGGCCATGAACCGCTCAAGAATATCGTACCAAGGAGTCTTCACGTTAACTAACTCGTCGATCAGTCGTTCTATCCCAGCTGGTAGCTTACCGACGGCCTTCGCCGCTTTAGCAGATTGGATGGCGTCGATCTTAGCCTCAGCCTCAAGTTGGTGGATAGTTGCGTCGTCGAGTGGCTGCCCGCTATCATCGACGGGGTCACCGATGTCGTTGCCGATCCCGCCTGCTCCTTCACCGCCGCCGTCGTCGTTCTCGTCGTACAAAGACTCAGCGGCCATGTCACGTGCACCATCTAATGTGATGCCGCCGTCAATAAAGTCGCCTACCTTTGCGTCGATCAGCGTGTCGTTGATGACTTTGTCAGCGGCTACGTTCCACGCTTTGGGGTCACGATGTCCACGGCGTAGGCCATGCGATAGCATGTAGTGCATAGCCTCGTGTGCCAATAAGAACATAAGCTGTCGAACAGTTAGTGGTTCACAGAAGTCTACGTTCAGGTACATCTGCCCAGTGGCAGACATAGCGGCAGTAGGCACCGTATCGGTGTAGATAATGGGGCGCTTGGTACATGCAGTACCAAAGAACGGATGATCTAAGATCAGTAGTGCTTTTGCCTTACCTACCTTGCGTTGCACTTCATCGAGTGCAGTGTGCTGTAGTTGAGCGTTCATAATGTTACTCCAGTTCAGTGGTGTTTAAGACGATGGCGCTGTAGCCGCCAAGAAGAGACAAGGCTTCCTTGATACCCTCGTCGGCGGCTTCGGCTTCGGTGTACGCCTCGACAATCACAGTGCGTGATGCGATAACTTCGACTTGGACTTCGTAGTTAGGCATCAGACTAGACCCTGCATCTTGCTCATCAGGTCGTCGATTTGAGTGGCGGCTTTTTCACGTACCGATGGCACGTTGCGGAGCATGTCCTTGTTGTTGGCGTATGTACCAACGAGTGACTGCAAGTCTTTGATACGCTCGGCAATCACAGGGTCGTCGGACACGTTGACCTTGGCCATACGAGATGCAACGTCCACCATGTTGTCGATCATGGAGTCACGGAATACGCTACCGTCTTCGCCGATCTTGACTGTCAACTTACCGACAGCGCGGCGCATTGGTTCGATCATCTCATTAAGGACATGTGCACTTGCGTTAGCACAAGCGTCGTCGAGTTGCTTCTGGACCGTCGCCTTGTCCTCGTCACTGATACCTAAGCGTGGGTCAAACCCATCAGCTGTAGGCACAGGCATATAACGTACCTCGACGCTAAACTTGGCACGCATCTCATCAGCATCAGGATAGTCAGCAGGGTTGGCTAGGTTCGGCTTACCCTTGGCGTAGGCTATGTCAGCTAAACGTTTTAGGTCAGCGGCTACCTCAGCATCCCAGTTGTGATACAAGTCGTCGACGGCGTCGTCAGCGCTTTGGATGAGATCACGCAGACCAGTTGTGAAGTCCATGTAGTTGCCGATGTTGAGCAGTTCCACACCAGTAGTCCACGGTACAGTATTGTCTTTGCTGTACGTGTAGACCTCGGTGTACTTGCTGATTGCTTCCTTGACGCGGTTGTTGCGGCCTTCGAACAGATGCTTGTTAACATTGCCTGCGCCGTATGCTCTAGTCTCCTCGGTGTCGAGCTTGTACGGTGAGTACATACGACGCTTGACCTGCACCAGCACAGCCTTTTCGTCTAGGTTCTTGACCTTGACAGTCTCTCTAACTGGCTCAGGAGTTAACACGTTAACAGGTGCGTCGTCGATGTTACCGGGGACCGGGGTCAGGTCGACGTCGGCGGTTACGTCATCGTCTAGGTAATTATACTTAGGCTCCGATGACGTTAACTGCGCCGAACACGGTGCGGCAGATGATGAGTCGTGCGTCGGCGACACTGTGTCGATAACTTGGACAGCTGAGTCAGTCTCGACGTCAGCGACAGCATCCACCCATTCAGGTGTTACAGGTGTTGATTGCGCGGCAAGCATGGCGGCGCGGAGTTGTTCGTGCATAGTCATTTGGATTCCTCCTCGTGAATTGAAATCATTGTTGGGTGGTTGTCATACAGGTAGACAATAAACGGTGTTTGACCGTGTTCACCCTTGACGGCATAACCCGTACACGGGCCATGGTCGCAGTCTTCGTTACGCTCGGCGACAGCGTCGTAATAGCCTTCATGTATTCGCATTAGTTCCCTCCCATGAAAATGTCTTTGTTCTTGATAGCCCAGTCGATGAAGTCCTTGGTCTGTTGCAACTGCGGCGATAACCTCAGCGCGTCAGTGACGTACACCATCTGGAATTCTTTCGGTAACCTAGCCATGTAAGTCATGTCTCGCCCGAAACTATCAGGCGTCGCAGTCATAGACAGCGCAGTCGACACGGCATACTTAACCGCAGGTTCTTGTGGCACCTCAGTATCAGCAGGGTGCAGACGTATGACGTCGATGCTAGGCATCTTGTTCATCATGTCACGGGCGGCTACCCATTCGGCGGCGGCACCCTCACCAACTTTACCCTCGGCAGCGGTCAGATACATGTTAGTGGGTAAGTCGTTAGGCACTTCTGTAAACAACTTAGTCCACGAGCGTTGCGTTGGATTGCTACGTCGGTTGGGGTCGTAGTCGTTGAGCAGGTTGGGACGTAAGCGGAGGAACGCAATACCCATAGCATCGACGCCATTGTTCATAGCCCACTCGCACCAATCATCTAGCGAAGTCTCGACATCGAAGTGATACATACGGTCGTTAAGATGGCCCAACAACGGCTTAGCACCTGCACGGTCTTCCGCACGGTTACCGGTGGCGATCATCACGACGTCATCGTCTACCGTAAATACAGGCGTCGCACGCTCTAACACGAAACCTGCTGACCATGTCTGCAACTGTTGGTTAGACTGTGCAAGTTCCTCAAGCACGATCATCCCTGCACCTGTGCCTTGACGAAAGTCATAGAACATCTTGGTCGGGTTAAACACGGTCATACCGTCGGTCACACTGGGCACACCAGTGAAGTCGACAACGTCGTGGTTGTTGATGTGAACGATAAGCACTCGGTCACGGGGGATGCCTAACTCATCAGCGATTTGCAGACATGCGTCGCTCTTACCCATTCCGGGCGCACCGTGCATCATCGGTACTGCCTTGGGTGACTTACGGTAGATCGCAGAGACTGTGCTCTTGCATTCATTTATACTAGCCATAGTTTTACTCCTGTGTGCACTTATATGTGCGCAGTTGGTTGGATATGATTACATGTAAACACATAACGAGTCAACAGTGTAGCCATTCTGGTTGTTCACGCTTTGTATACGTGAGTAGTTTAGCCTTCTCATTTCTGTAGTAGGCGCGGTAAGCAACGACAGCGTCGTCACACTTGTACTCGTCGGGCATAGCCTGAGCGAATGGGGTTGGGTCGTCGTCACGCATCTGAGCTGGAGGGTTAGCAACGACGTCTTTTAACTTGGTCCACGATAGGTGGCTCTTGTAGTACCTGTGGAAGTACTCATCATTCAGCGCACGGAAGTGGTCGAACAGCCAAGCATAGTTAGCACGAGACGATGCCGCCCACAGTGTGCAGGGGTGATGCTTGTGCGTAGACTTATACAGTTGGAAGTCGTCGCTACCGTAATGCCGGTGAACAGTCGACAACATCTGCGCACATTCCAGTGGCATCTTGACCACGTGCTTATCGCATTGCATTTGCGCGGCGATGGTTGGGTCAGTGTCGAGCACGAATATATTCATAGCTTCTCCTGTTGTACCTCGACGTCTATGCCGAGTGATTTAATGAGTGAGATGACACGATCAGTCAGGGTTGCTGTTCCTGCCATCTCTGCGAACGTGTGAGCACGTTGACACACGGGGTAAACTACGCGGTTGCCGTAGTTGTTAGCGATACGGACTGTGATGCCCATTGATTAACTCCTTACTCAGTTAGATGCAGGCATTGTACCGACGGCACAGTTCATCTGCATAGTTGCGGTAGCGGATACGATCTTCGACAGAACGTCCGCTGCGGATGTGAACGACAGCCCACATGTCACCTCGACGGCGCACTTCATACAATTCAGAGAACATTACTTGTCCCCTGTGCTGAGGTCGGCGCGGTAATCATCGTAGATGTTGAATGGTGTAATGCACTCGCCCTGTACGTAGCCGCCGACGGAATCAGTGGGGAAACGCTCGCCACAACCAGAGAGCCAGTTGAGGATGATGAAGGCAAAGAACAGACCGAACACCGATGCGAACACAATGCTACCGAGCCAATCAATGGCGCGACGGGTATTACTTCGACTAACTGCGCGGTTGATGCGACGTTGGTGTGATGAAACATAAGACATACAAAGCACTCCTTATAAGTGGTGACATGTAAACAGATTAGTAGACAAAGATGTAAATAGACAAGGGTATTTAGACAGCGTCTAGCGCGTAAGCCCTTGGTACATATGTATTTAGACAATAAGACAAAGTTTGAGAACAAAGTTGAGTGACGCCAATGGAGGGCGCGATTTTCACTTCAACACATCAGAGTTATACAATCTTGATGTTATTATTTATTCTTGTCTTATTGTCTTATTGTCTAAATAGATATAATAATAATAATAAAAACATACACTTAGGTGGCTTGGGTATTTAGACAAACGACTAGACAAAGCATTTCGTGTCTAAATACCCTTGCGCAGTGGATTATGCGGCACGCTTAGCACGTTCCGCCATTAGGTCGATCAGCTTCGCAGTGGCTTGAGGGTCTTTGTTCGTAACCTCTGCACCATTTGATTCCGCGTCGTCGAGCTTCTTGTGGACCATGGCCAACAACTGTTGAACGTCTAAGTCCTTGACGATTTGAGATACGGATTGCTCGCCTTCGTACCACTTGGCTTGATCCATTAGGTAAGCGACGACCGCGTCACCATCGACAAAGTCCGCGTCTTTAATGGCTGACTTGTTAGTGACTGCAATATCCTTGTCAAAGCGTGCAAACCCATTAGCGGTTATCCACTTGACCATTTGCTTGCGGTTCATACCTGACGCGGCATTGAGTATGTCGTCAAACATACGTGGGTCGCTATGCTCGTAAGCGTGTCCGGCGATTTCGCACAGAATGACGTGATACTTGTCGCGCAATGACTTGGTGTTACGTGCAAGGGTATTGATTGACTTCTTGATTGCTGATGTTTTACGCATGATATTCTCCTGATAAGGTTATGGGACTAGGTTATGGGTACGCGTCATTGCATACCCATAATATAAGCCCATAAAGGCTTATCCAAACATACTCCCGATAATCGGATGGCGTGCGTGTTTGGTCGCACATGGCCGCATGGAGCGGTTGCCTATCCTCAAAGAGATTACACCGAGCGAGACAAGTCATTAACCGTTATTAACGGTACAAGATTCTCCGACATTACTCGAAATACACCCACTCATATTGCTAAGTCGTGGACGTGTTGGCGTGATTGCCCGTTACTATTCGCGTATCCGATTGACGTGTCAGCAAAAAGCAAGACAGTCGCAAAGATACAGGGCCGGACGCACAACATCGCGTGGCGGTAAGGGTGGCACCCGTCGATCATAAGCCTTGATGGCCGCGTCGGTCAGTCCCTACACCTATGGCGGCGCGTAAACAGTGGGGGGGAGGGACCGATGGGGGGCCGGGGGGCCACCAGCCCTTAGGTATCACGTGTACCGCAACCCAAAATTTGACCCTTTTTAAACACACAACTCCTTATCAGCTTAATCTTTTCGTCGTTGCGCTGTGCCCGGCAGCAGACCTGCGGCGACGGTTTACATTTATTGACTTGTATGTGTTCACGCGTTAGCATCTGACACCATGAGCAAACAACTGTACAAAGCAATAGACCCTACACAGGTCGATAAACCGATCTTGTCCCCTGCGGATATGCTGGCGATTGAAGAAGACCCGTCCAAAATGGAGACGGTAGCTCGAATGCTGGGCGCAGTTAACCTAGATAACTTGTTCCGCCATATGCAGAACCCCACAATAAACCCCATGGCCCGGATTGAGTTCCAAAAAATGCTGAATAAGCTCGGCAAACTGGAACCGGATACCAAAGCGGACAACATCGGTGGTGGACCACAGGTCATAATCAACATCACCCGCGCTAAGGACCGAGACGAAGCCATTACTATCGAAGGTCAGGCGCTCGACGATGCTACATGAAGTTAATTTTGAGGTTATCCGAAGCCTAGACGACTTTTTTTACTCGGAAAAATTCATATCCCTAGCTATTGGGCCGGTCGGATCGACTAAAACGACTGCCGGTATTATGAAAATCATGCACCATGCGGCACAGATGGCCCCGTGTAAGGACGGTATTAGACGTTCTAGGACCATTTGGGTACGAAATACGCGTGAGCAGCTGCGAGATACGTCCATTCCGGACTTCCTCAAGTGGATTCCCGACGGTGTAATGGGTTCATTCCTCAAAACTGAGTACAAATTCGTCATAAAAATAGGCGATATTGAGTGCGAAGTGCTGTTTCGAGGGCTAGATGACGCCAATGACGTGCGAAGATTGCTGTCATTACAGGCTAGTTTCATCATATTTGACGAATTTAGAGAGATTCACCCCGACATTTACAACGCTGCACAAGGCCGAGTAGGTCGCTACCCAGACAAAATGATGAATGGGGTAGGGTGCGTCACTGACGACGGCAAATCCAATATGCACATCTGGGGGATGACAAACCCACCGGATATGGACACCTTTTGGGAAACTTTGCTGACTGAGCCGCCTGAGAACGTTCACGTGACGTTACAGCCCAGCGGTCTGTCCCCCGAAGCTGACTGGACACAGTTCCTGCCAGATGATTACTACGATAACCTCGCCCAAGGTAAGACTGAAGACTGGATCGACGTGTATATCAACGCGCAGTTCGGTAAATCATTGTCTGGTCTACCGGTGTTCCGCTCGTTTGACAGAGACGTGCACGTTGCGAAGGCTCCGATGAAACCTATGTTCTCTGACGACCCGCTGATAATCGGTGTCGACGCAGGGTTAACTCCGGCGGCGGTGATTGGGCAGGTAGCGTACGATGGGCGCTTGATCGTTTACGATGCTAAAATATCTGACGGTATGGGCGCGTTACGTTTCGTACGAGAAGTGATAAAACCGCTACTTGTTAACAAGTTCCCCGGACGACGCTCGATGATTATTATTGATCCGGCAGCATTTCAGCGTGCTCAGACAGACGAGCGTACTGTGGCAGACATCTGGCGTAACGAAGGCTTTATGGTCAAGAGCGCTAAGACAAACTCAGTGGCCGCTAGGATCGCAGCGGTCGATAGGTTTATGACACGCGTCGTCGACGGTAAGCACGGCGTAGTGATAGACCCTGAAGGTGCGCTGCCACTCGTGCAGGCACTAGCGGGCAAGTACCGCTACAAAATAAACACGAAAGGCGTACGGGATGAGAGTCCTGAAAAATCGCACCCATGGTCAGACGTAGCTGACGCCTTTCAGTATATGTGTCTTCACGCGGACGGCGGAGAGACATTTGGCGGGATGGCTATGATGGACGAACGCAGGGAGGTCGTAAAGGTCTCTTCACGCGGTTGGACGTAAAGTGTTGACCTGTTAACAGATAGACGCTATTGTATCTATAGTATCGCACATGTGAGATAACATTTAATGGCACTAGGTTCGCAGCTTATTCCTGTTGCGCGTGCCTCTGACCTAGAGGCCGCTGCACAGAGAGAGTCCGCTGAAAAGCAGATGACTCCAATGATACAGGGTTTGGCATCGCATGTCCGCCGTCGGTGGGAAGTGATGCGTGACCATAAGCGTACGTCAATCGAAGACCGGTTGTCTGCGTGCGTTCGTGCGAGGAATATGCAGTATGACCCAGCCAAGATGGCAGAGATACGTGAACAAGGCGGCTCAGAAATTTTTATGGGCATCGTTAGCACTAAGTGCCGGACTGCTACTGCTTGGTTGCGAGATACACTTCTAGGCACTGGGTCAGACAAGCCTTGGACAATTTCCGCTACTCCTATCCCCGAAGTTCCGCCCGAAGTCGCGGCAAACCTACAACGCATTATGGCGGCAAACCTTCAGCAGTACTACGCTGCGGGTAATCAGCCGTTAGACCCCATGGAGCTTAGAGAACTCGCAGCCGGTATGAAAGATACTGCTACGCGATCTATGAAGCATGAGGCCGAAAAACGCGTTGACCGTATGGAACTCAAGATGGAAGACCAGCTCACAGAGGGCGGCTGGGTAAAAGCTCTCTACGAATTTACGAACGATCTTGCGACGTTCCCGTTTGCTGTTCTAAAGGGTCCGATACCCCGCAAACGAAAAGCTATGAAGTATGTTAAAGGCGGTTTATCCGCAGTTGACGTACTCCGTGACGAGTGGGAACGCGTAGACCCCTACAAATTCTTCTGGGCACCATGGGGCGATGATATACAGAACATGCCCGTTATGGAGCTACACCACTTAACACGTGAAGACCTTGAAGCGATGATCGGTGTTGAAGGCTACGACGAAGCAGCTATTCGTACACTCCTCGCTAACTTCGGTGCAGGCGGGTTCGAGTGGTTAGAGCACTACGATAGCGAGATGGAAGACGTAACAGATAAGAATTTTGATGACGCCAGTAGTGACGTTATCGCGGCTTTACAGTTATGGGACTCTATTCCCGGCAAATTGCTAATCGAATGGGGTTTGTCAGAGGACGAGGTCGAAGACCCGCATCTGTCTTACCCGTGCGAAGTTTGGATGATTAACAACGTTGTTGTTAAAGCTGTCCTAAATTACGACCCTCTAGGGCGTAAACCTTATTACCTCACTTCTTTCGAGAAGGTTCCCGGTCGTATAGATGGGAACGGGGTAGCCGACCTGACTATTGATGCGCAGAACATGTGCAACGCCGCCGCCCGTGCGTTGGCAAACAATATGGGCATTTCATCTGGCCCACAGGTTGGCGTAAACGTAAGTCGTCTCCCAGCAGGGGAAGACATTACTCAGATGTACCCATGGAAGATATGGCAGTTTAAATCGTCAGAGTATGGCGATGCTTCTGCTCCTATGCAGTTCTTCCAACCAAATTCTAACGCAGGTGAGCTAATGGCTGTGTTCGAGAAGTTCATGGAACTTGCGGACGAAGTGTCAGGTATCCCTCGTTATATGACAGGCCAGCATGTTCCGGGCGCAGGACGTACGTCGTCCGGTCTGTCTATGCTTATTTCTAACGCAGGCAAGAGCATAAAGCAGGTTATCGGTAACGTTGATTTTGATGTGATAACCCCAATGCTAGAGCGCCAGTACCAGCGTAACCTACGGTACTCGGAAGATCAGGACTTAATTGGTGATGTACAAATTGTTGCACGAGGCGCGATGTCGCTTGTCGTCAAAGAAGCTGAGGCTGTCCGTAAAAATGAGTTCCTCCGTCTTATTCTGGAGAGTCCTGTTGCGCAAGAAATTGTTGGACCTGCGGGTACGGCTGAACTCATGCGGGATTTGGCCGGTAATCTTAACACCAATGTTGACCGTCTTGTCCCTAGCCGAGAGGATATTGAAAAGCGGCAAGCCGAGCAGCAGCAGCAAATGATGATGATGCAGCAGCAGCAGGCAGCTACCCAAGGCCCAGCTAATTTACAAGAAGACGGAACAGAAAAAGGGGGTCGGCAGGACAACTTTATAAGCCCGCGCCCTAATGGACGTTAATGTGTCTATCTGTTGACACGTTAACACATATGATATACTTTTAAGATATGATTGACTTAAACAATGTAGATAAACAAGCCGTTACAGCCCTGACTAGGCTGAGAGAACCCGGCAATGACGCATTATTTAGGTTACTGGAGGCCGAATTAGAAACCTCCAAGCAGAAGCTAGTACACGCAATCGACATGGTCCAAGTCCACCGATTGCAAGGACGAGCGGAAGCATTTGAAGATTTACTGAACGCCGTCATAGACGCGCCGAAGGTAGAAAAACGCGCTTATGCGCAAAATACGTGAAGCACACCATAACGGGAACAGCATACCCACGGGACGCTAGGAACAGAGTTGGTGCTTTAAGGAGAGAAACATGGCATTGCCAAGACAGGTGCAAGCTCAGCTTGCTGAAGTGGAAGAACTAGAGAAAACGCTAAACGCCCAAACGGAAGCACCAAAGAAAAAGAAGGCAAAAGAGCCTAAAGTTTCAGAGGTAACACCCGAGGATACCGAGGCAGAAGTACCAGTAGAAGCTGAAGCAGCAGTAGAACCTGAAGAAGCGAAGCCAGCTGACACGTCACCGACGGACGTAGCGGACGAATTTGAGCAGAAGTACAAAACCCTACGCGGGAAGTACGATGCTGAAGTCCCTCGCTTGCACTCGCAAGTTAAGGACTTAACGGCTAAACTGAACAACCTCTCTGAGAGTTTGGCAGCGAAGCCCAAAGAGCCGACGAAGCCGAAGGAGAAAGTCAGTTATGTGACCGATGAAGATCGAGCCGAATTTGGTGAAGAACTGATAGGCGTTCAGCGTCGTGTTGCGCAGGAAGTGTCTCAAGAATATGAGGGACGTTTTGAGCAGCAAAGCGCGATTATCGAACAGCTTCAAAAACAACTGAAGCAGACTGGTAATCAGGTTGGAGAGATGAGTTTTTCTCAGAAACTGTCCCAGATAGTTCCTGATTTTGCTAGTATCGACAATGATGAACGTTGGGTAGAGTGGTTAAACGAGTATGATCCCATGCTTCGTGGCCCTCGCCGAGATCAGGCGGCACAGGCGTTTAATACTGGAGACGCTGAAGCAGTAGCACATTACGTGAAACTGTGGAAAGAATCTCTAGGGCCAGATGTGCCACAAGAGCGTCAGACTCGCCAAGCCGAACTCGAGAAACAGGTTGCGCCTAATCGTTCAGCGAATTCCGCGACAACGAAGAGTGTAGGAAAAGACGCTAAATTTTACTCTGAAAGAGAAATTGCAGCTGCTTGGAACAAAATACGCACTTTGAATACGCGGCATAAGTACGATGAAGCCACAAAACTTGAAGCAGATATAACAACTGCGTATCTTGAAGGCCGTGTACGAGCGTAAACGTGTTAACAAGTAAGCAGCTGTTAGTAACCAACTTAAACTAATAGGAGGCCAATTATGGCTGCTGTATTCCCCGTCGTAGGCTCAGGCTCATTCGACACAAACCCGTCTTATTCGGGTGCATTTATTCCACAACTGTGGTCTAACAAACTCAACGCTAAGTTCTACGCGAACACCATGATGACTGAAATCGCCAACACTGATTGGGAAGGCGAGATCAAAAACCAAGGTGATACCATTCGTATCCGTACTGCTCCGTCGATCACGATCAACGATTATGCAGGCGCTGGAACTACCCTTTCCTCTGAAGTCCCTACTCCGATCTTCCTTGATATGCAGATCAACAAGGGTAAATACTTCAGCGTACAGGTAAACGACGTACTTGCTCACCAAGCCGATATGGACATGATGAACATGTTCACGGACGACGCTGCTAAGCAGTTGAAGATCAACATTGAAAACGAATGTTTCTTTAACTGGTTCGTAACTGAAGGTGCTCACTCAAGCAACACTGGCGCAACTGCCGGTGCTTTGTCTTCCGAGTACAACCTAGGTACTGACGTTGCTCCTGTCGACCAAGCTACTCCTAAGAACGTATTAGACGCGATCCTTCGTATGTCTGCTGCTCTTGACGAGCAAAACGTTCCAGAAGAGGGCCGTTGGTTGATCTTGTCGCCTTTCGACCGCCAGTTGCTTATGCAAACTGACATCGCTCAGGCGTACTTCACAGGAGATGCTTCAAGCACTATCCGTACTGGTAAGATCGGTATGCTAGATCGCTTTGAAGTTTACGTTTCTAACCTTCTCCCTAAGGGCGCTGCTGCTAAAGCATTGGTTCCGGGTCTAGCCGCTACTTCAGGCGGTGCTACTGTAACAAACGCTAAGAACCGTCGTATGATGGTTGCTGGCACGAAGAGCGCTTGTGCGTTCGCGTCACAGATCAGCAAGACTGAGCCATTACGTAATCAAACTGACTTTGGAGACATCGTCAGGGGTCTAGCCGTTTATGGCCGCAAGGTCATTAAGCCTGAGGCTTTGATTACTACTATTGTTGGCGCTGCGTCTTAATAGCCTTTGAGGGGGGGTTCGCCCCCCTTCTTTTAACGTAGGAGGTTATTATGGAAGTATTTCAGTTTATTAACGCCGTAGGAGCAGAGGTTGTTGCTAACAAAGCAGTAGCTAAAGTCGACGGTTCACGCGTGGTTGTAGCCCAAGTAATCGGCGACAAGATGGTTCTAACCGCCGAAGGCGAAGAGATGGCTAAGACTATAAAGCCTACTCCTGCACCTAAAGCGACGAGTTCCAAGTCAAAGACAGCTAAGACTACTCCTGCACCCAAATCCAGCGAATAGGGGGTAACGGATGTCTACCGTAAAAGTCACGGACATTATTAGACGAGTAGAGGATGTCCTTCAGGACACCAATATTCGATGGCCGCGTACGGAATTGCAGAACTGGATGAACGAGTCTTATCTCGCCATTACTCTCGCACGTCCTGACGCAAACGCAAAAGCTGGTACATTTACATGTGCCGCAGGTACGCGACAAACGCTGACCAAGACAGGCGGCGGCGGTTATCCATCCGCACTACGCCTCTTAGATGTAACGCGTAACTTAGCCAGCACTTCAGGGTATAAGGTAATTCGCCTTGTTGCTCGTAGTGTTCTGGACGATCAGCGTCCTGCATGGCACGCTGAGACTGGTACGACAGCTATCCAGCACTTCACGTTTGACCCACGCCAACCGAAAGAGTTCTTTGTCTATCCACCGGCTACAGCAGCCGCTGAGATTGAAGTTGTTTACACGGATTCTCCGGGCGCAACTGCACTGACAGAGTCTCAACTCGATCCGGCAGGTTCAGACACAACAGTTATTTTGTTGGACGACATTTATATGTCTCCGATGATAGACTGGATACTGTACAGAGCGTACTCGAAAGACGCTGAATACGGTGCCAACGAGCAACGTGCGCAGGCGGCATATGGTGCGTTTAACGCAGCTCTGACCACTAAAAACCAAGTAGACTCGGCGGTATCACCCGCTAACATGAGTTCGGTGACTTAATATGGCAGTAGCATGGGCTAATTTCCTTCCGTACGTTCAGCCCATTCTTCCGGGCTGCCCGGAAATAATCATCGAATCTCATCTGCAAGAAGCCGCAGCGGAGTTTTGCGCCGTAAGTAATATATGGCGTTATGATATTGATAAGGACTACACCAGTAAAAATACGGGTGAGTACGAGATCGAAGTTCCTACCCGTTCCGTTCTGGAGGACATATTGGTCCTCTATGTTAACGGACAGCCAATCCACCGAGTATCAGACCGCCATTTCGATTTACCCAGTGGGGCTGAAAACGGACGCCCCATGTCTTTTAGTATCTACCAAGACGCGCAAATAAGGTTCTACCCAACCCCCGACGGCAAGTACGAGTTCGAGGGAACAGGTGTTATTAAACCTTCTTTGTCAGCAACAGGCGTAGAAGACTTTATCTTTGAGACGCACGGGCGATCTATCGCTTGTGGAGCTATCTACCGACTGGCGATAATTCCGGGCAAGGAATGGACCAATCCTGAACTTGCCGCTTACTATAAATCAGAATTCTACAAACACGCCACAGACGCGAAAGGACGTGACACACGTCGCGCTAGTCTCCGCGCTAAAATGGTTGGGTTTGACAAAGCCAGCGTTCGCAGGGGGATTTAATGGCTCAGGTATTTAAGTATGTGCAAGGCGATACAGGGCCACAAATTCGTGTAACGCTAACAAACGAAGACGATAACGCACCGGTTGATCTAACCAGTGCAACAGTGACGCTGCACTTCCGCGAGGCGGGAGCAGAAAGCGTTCTATTTTCTCGAGCATTTTTTATTAACCCCGATACAGCGTCTAACGGTGTCGCGGTTCTTCAGTGGGCAACAGACGACCTCGAAGTCGACGCTGGAACCTACGAAGGTGAAATTGAAGTTGTTCGGAGTAGCGGTGTTCGTGAAACCCTCTTCGACAAACTGAAGTTTAAAATCCGGGAGGACTTCGCGTGAAGTTAAAGTCTGTCGAGCTTGTTAATGCGTTGTCTGCTAAGTTTGAGCAGCTAAACGTACTTACGCAAACTTCGGTAAACATTAACCAGAACGTGGTTAAAGCAGAGCAGGGCAACTTTGTTCTGTTCGCTTCATTCCTAGACGTATTCCATATTTCAGATGGTAGTCGACCGTCTGACCAGATTATTTTTGACTTCTTTAAACCGCTTGTCGACGACGCTGCCATAGCAGATGTTGCGACCAAAGGGGTAATTAAAGCGTTTAACGACGCTGGTTACGTCACAGATAGCGAGCGGGTCCAGTTTGCCAAAAACACTTTCGAGACGATCACGACCAGCGACCCGTACTATTTTGAGTTCGCTAAGGCTCTGAACGACAGTGTTTCGGGTATCGGTGACCAAGCGTTGTTGTTCGCTAAGAAAGTTCAAGGTGATGCCATTGGTGCATCCGAGACTCTTTCTCTAAATTCTGTG